CTACAACTAATATGCTTATGTCTTGGTTAATTAGAAAAGTCCAAGGAATAGATTGTTCACATTGTTATGCTCAATTCACTTCATCAGCTGGAGAAGAATTAGTTTATGAAGCAGAAGGCATGCAAACCCATTTAGTAAATAAAAAACAGTTTATTAAAGGAAATATAGTAGTTAGAGAATATGAGATAGAGGTTAATCCGAAAACTTATGATGATATTAAAGTTTTTATTGAAAGAGATATTGGCGTTCCTTATGGTTGGCTAGAATTGGTTGGATTATTTTTAGTTTTTATAGTTAGAGCTTTTATTGGAAAAACTATTAAAAATCCACTTCCTTCAAAAGATAAGATCTGTTCTGAAGCAGTTGGTTATATTTATGTCAATCATTTAAACGGTAATAAAGATGTAGAATATGATGACATGGATATTGTCTGGTTATTAAATAAAATAAGTTCTGATAGTAGATTTAAAAGAATAAAATAAGGAGATCTATATGGCTATCGTATCACAAAAAGTTGTTAATTATTTACCAGCACCAGATAAGAAATTATTTGTAGTCACTTTAAGTGCTGCCAATATAATTATGAAAAAATTAGCATTCATGGCTGTTGTTGAAGAAACATATGATGCAGGTGTTCCTGCTAATATCTTAAAAGGTGCCTGCTTAAATGTAGTTACAGGCAAATTTGAGATTCCAGAAATTACAGATGCAACTTATAAAGGAATGGTTGAAACGGTAGATCAAGCCAAAGCGCTTTCTGCTAGTGCATTGCCATTATTATATGAAAACTATAGTGAAAAATAAGAGGTAGAAATGTACACTTCAATATTAAAAGCAGATGCTTTCTTAACAGTTGATGAAGTAGCTGAATGGTTAGGAATATTTGATCAAATTCAAATACCAGCCATAGAAGTTAAGTCATTTAAAACTATTCAAGATTTAGTTTATACTTCTAAATTAGTTGGAATTTTAGGAAACGCAATAAGTATTGCTTATACTAATGGCGCAACTGCTGGAAGTGAAGTGGTTTCTTTAATAGGAAATGCTATTTCTGTGCAAATAGAAAGTGGAGTATCAACTTCTCTCCAAATCAAAACAGCTATTGAAAATTCGGTAGCGGCTTTTGCTTTAGTTGGTGTTGCTTATAAACCATTGTCCACAGGCGTTGAAACTCAAGTCAGTCAGGTCACCACTTTATTAACAGGTGGAACAAATGCTGGAGTTTGGATCAAAGGTGGAGAGCAAAATCGTAAAATCTTAGAAAGAATTATAAATATTTCTTGCGATAAGATAGAACAAATAATTCAGACATCTGTTGTTGCTAAAGATTATGAAGAACAAATTGACGGAAACAATTCAAATGTGATCATGCCTTCTAAATGGCCATTAGTTTCTATAACAGAAATTAAAATAGATTACAATAGAGGATTTTCTAGTTCAACTATTGTTAGTCCAGTGAATTATTTTGCTAGAGGATATGCAGATAAGAGACAATTACCGGGAGACACATCTTTAAGAATTATTGGAAATGATATTATCCTAAGAGATGATGGGAAAGACTCTATTGTTGGAAAGATTTTCAGCGGATCAGTTTTAGGATCAATTAAAATAAAATATAAAGCTGGTTGGGCTTTAACTAATGCAGATATTCCATGGGATTTAAGACAAGCAGCAACATTATTGTGCGAATACTATTATTTTCAAAGAAGTAATAGAGACTTAAACATAACATCTAAAGGTGTTCGTGGAGAATCGTTCACTAAAATAAAAGACGGGATCCCAGATACTATTATGGAAATGGTTAATCCTTATGCAGATGTTTCAATGCCACTTTACGAAAAATCACAAATTAATGTGTTTGGAATTTAATGAAAGTAGTACTCAAAGAAAATATTAAAGAAGTAGTAGATACCCTCAATGCAGGGAAAACGCAGATTCAAAAGAATTTGCATGTTCAAATGTTTCAGGCTCTGAGCATACTTGAGGCCGCCATTAAACAAAATATTAGGAACAGGTCGGGGTTAAAAGTTCGCTCAGGGTCTTTGTTAAATTCTATTCAGAAAGATGTAAGTTCTAATGGAAATACTGTTACCGGAAGAATTGGTCCAGAAAATATTCCTTACGCAGCGATTCATGAATATGGTGGAACTATTCCGGCTAAGAGAATTGAGCCACGTCATGGAAAAGCTTTAAGATGGATGAGTGCTGGAGGAAAGTTTTCTTTTTCCAAAGGCCATGAGATTCCTGCTTTTGACATTAAGGCTAGACCATATTTAGAACCAGCAATAGCAGAAAAAGGCGAATTGATTAGACAGAACTTTGCTTTATTTATCACTAGGATTATGGAGAAATAAATGTTAATACCAATGCCAGAACTAGAAGCAATTCAAGCAAGCGTGAGTGTTTATAAGTCTAGACGACTAAAAATATTAAAAGCTATCGAGGCAACTCTAAGCACAATAAAAAAAGAAGCTGGATATACTAATACTGTTAACACTGTTACTTTCGATAGCAAGTCGTGGAGAGACATGGCAGCTCCACAAACTCCAGCCATTTTCATTATAGATGATATGGTTCAGATTAACAGATTTGTCGGAAAGACCAGAGAATATACGTGGACTGTAAAATTATTCGGAGTCGTTAAAGAATTTACATTAGAAGAATTTGAAGAACACATAGCAGATATTGAAGAATGTCTAGAAGACAATAACCATTTAGCTGGAATGGCCGCTAAAGTAGAAGTTCAACAGGTAATAACGGATAACCAAATGTTCGAGAATACAAACAATCGTTTATATGAAATCGAACTAAAGATAGAATTTATCAGAAGTCTGAATAATCCAAGATAAGCTTTTCCTGTACATATCATAACGTAGACCCATAGTTATTCAAAACAAAGGAAGAAACGTATGCCAGCATCTAACGGATTTATCCGATCTAAAATTAAAGACTCAGTAAAATTTGCTCAGACTCTTGTGAAAATCTCAGGGATTAAATCGCAAAAGCCAAACGCTTTTAATGTTGATTATAACGGTAATCGCTTTCATGGCGAACTTATGACCGCTTATAACTTAATATCTGATCCAACTAAAATTACTTTTAGTTACGGTCCAACAGTAAGAGCTGCAAAAACGATTCAAAATTTAACTTATTCTGCAGTGACTACTGGAATTGGTGGAAACTTAATCTCTATTGCTTATACTACAGGAGCAGTTGCAGGAGCTGAAGTTGTAAGTGTTATCGGAAATGTTATTTCAGTTCAAATTGAAAGTGGAGTATCTACTGCTGCTCAAATTAAGACAGCAATTGAATTAGTACCAGCAGCTGTTGCATTAGTAACAATTGCAGTAACTGGTTTAGGAACAACTGCTCAAGTCGCAGCGGTTGCAGCAAACCTTATTAGCGGACTTTCTCCTTTAAATTATGAACTTCTTCTTGCTAATATTCGAATTGTTCAAAGAATTAGAAGTAGAAAGTATGTTTTTAAAGCAAATATTTTATCAATTGTCTAATACTAATTTTAATAATTAAAAAAGGAAGAATATATGTCAAGAGAATTAAAACGTAGAAGTCATGAGTTTTTAGGAGTAGATCAGAAGGCGTGGTTAGGTGCTGAAGTCGGTGGTTTCGGCGATCTAGCTGTTACTGGATTGGTTCCAGTTGATGCTGGTGCAGTAGATTTTATTGCATGCGATATCAAATTTGATATTCCTAGAGAAGATTCACCAAGCCGTTCTGGTCGATCAGTAGTTGCAAGACTATCTGGTAAGAAAACAGTTGAAGTAAAAGTTGAAGCTCATATTATACCGGGAACACCAGATAATTTAGGAAACCCAACTCTTCCTCCAATGCACCCACTTATCCTTTCGGCTTTTGGTGATGTAGATTTAACAGATCCAACGAAAATCCTTTATAAGCTTTCTCGATTTAATGGAAACTCTTCAAGAATATTGGAAGAAGCTACGCATTATTCTAGATTAGCTGTAGGCGTTGTTGCTGATAAACTTTCTTTCTCTCTTCCAGGAGACGGTAAAGCACAAATGTCAATGGAAGGTTTTGCACAAGATGCTTATATGGCTGGCGAAACTAATTTGGTTCAAGCAAATACAGGTGTCGCAGTTGCAGCTTCTAAAGTTATCCAAGATTTAACTTTTACTGCTGACACTGTTGGTATTAATGGAAATCTAATTCAAGTTGAATATTTAGTGGGCGGTGTTGCTGGAGCAGAAGTTGTTACAACAACAGGAAGTAAAATTTCTGTTCAGATTGCAACGGGAGTTTCTACAGCTGCTCAAATTAAAACAGCCATTGATGCAAACGTTGCTGCTGCATTATTAGTGAATATTGTTGTTTCAGGTGTTGGTTCTAACACTCAAGTAGCCGCTGCAGTATCTAACTTATCTGGCGGTCTTGGATTAAATGATATTAAAGTAACTGTTGGTCACGGCTTTAGAATGGAAGTAGAAGCCTATATTGATATCATTTTAGGAACTGACGGAAATACCGTTGTAGTCTCTCAAAGAAAAGTTGTTCAAACTTATTCAGGTGTAAATGCTGATATCGTAACTGTTGATGGTGCAGCTCTTCCAGCTACAACTATTGGTGATTATGTTATCGGACATGCTCCAGCAAACTATAGTCCTATCGCGTCAGATCAGGCTCTGCTTGGATTGCGCGGGACGTTTACAGTAGCTGGTTTTGCAATTAGTGATGCAGAATTAATCTCTGCAGAAATTAACTTATCAAACAACTACACTAAAAAAGATTTCCTTTATGGTACAGACAAAATAAAAGGTTTTCTACCAGATAAGCGAAGAGAAGTGTCTGTTAAAATAGAGGTTCTTTTAAACAAAGAAACCCTAAGTTTCTATATGAGAAACAAACAATTCGTAGCTGAAGATTTGACAATCACTTTAGAGCCACAAAGAATCCCAGGACCAGCTTTCACAAGCTCAGTTGGTCGGACCTGGACATTCCATATGCCAAAGGTAGAATTTTCAATTCCCCCCATCGAAAATGGAAATGAAAGCTACGTGAGTTTGAGTTTGGAAGGAAAGTGTTTGGCAACTAGTGCTAACTCTTTAGATGATGAATTTACTCTTCAGATTTCTTAAGTTAATATTTTTAAAGTATTATTAATAGGACGTGAAATATCGTCCTATTTTTATTTTAAGGGGATCACAAATGAGTATTAAATTTTTAAGTTTCTCAACAATTCTTCCAGCAGTATCAATTTCTGATGATGCTATTGATAAAGAAAATTCCGACATCAAAGCTTATCAACAAGATTATGATGTAGCGCATTTAAAATTTAAAGAAGGATTGACCCCTACTTATTTTAACTTATCAAATGTTCCTGGTCCAGATTTAGTCATTATTCAGCAAGATCACTACATAACAGAATTGCCAGAAATCAAAGCTGGAATGTCTATGGAAGAAATGCAAAATCTGAAAGTCAGTGTAAAAGCTGTTAATCAGGGAATGATGCTAGTTAAGTATTTTAAAGCGGCATGTAAAACAATTACTGATAATGGTAAAACCATTGAAGTCAATGAGGAAGTTTTAAAGACAGTTCCTCCAAGTGTCTTGCAAGAAATCGGAAGTTTTGCAATGGCCAGAACAATTTTGAGCGATAGTAAAAAAAAATCTTAAAAACTTTAACAGATATGGTTCTGGAAAATAAAAAAGCCAGAACCTTTGATTGTCAAGAATGCGATTATAACCTTCAAATTCAAAGAAATTGCAACAACCAATATTCTCCAGCTAAAATCATCCTTAATCAGAATCTTTATACTCAATGCCCTAAATCAATAATATCTAACAATAGAGAGTTACGCTATCTGGTAGACACCTATTTTGAATGTCGAGAAAACAAGAACTATCCTATTCCAGGCTCTATCTATAATCAGACAGCTTTTACAGTAGAACTTTTTGACTTTTTAGATGATATTGTAAATAACTATAGGAATCGCAAACATCAAGAACAACTAAATCAAGTAAATCAATCCAACAAAGATAATAAGTTAAGGAAATAGCTTTATGTCGGAAAAAGAAGTAAAATTAATTCTGACAGCAGAAGATAATATCTCTGATGTTATTAAGAAGGTTTCAGACCATTTAGGGGCTTCTGGATTAGGTCAAGCTATTACTGCTACCTCTACTGCTTTCTTGGCTATCAAAGGCGCTGCAGAAGTCGTTGGAACTGCTCTAGAAAAAGTCAATGCCATTGTTCAAGAAGGTATTAATGATGCAGCTAATGCAGAATTAGTTAATAAAAGACTAGCTATTTCTATGGCAAATGTTGGAGATTATACAACAGAATCTTTCATAGCTATTAATGAATGGGCCGGAGCTCTTGAAACTGCTAACGGAATTTCCGATGAAGCTATTAGAAGTCAAGTCTCTTTAGGTCTTCAATATGGAATGTCTACTGAGCAAGCTAAGAAAGCAACGCAGGCAGCTATAGATTTAGCTGCTGCGACTGGCACAGACATGGAAACAGCTTTCCGTCAATTGTCTATGACTTTAGATGGATCTGCCGGAAGAATGGGAAAATTTATTCCAGAACTTAGAAATCTAACTAAAGAACAATTGCAAAATGGCGATGCAATAGATGTTATTGCTAAAAAATATAATGGATTTTCGGCGCAAACAGCTAACACTTATGCTGGAGCACAAAGAAAAATTGAATCAGAAATAGGAAACGTTAAAGAAGCATTCGGAAGATTGATTGCACAAAATCCTGCATACATTGCGAGCATGCAATCTAAAGCAGCAATGATTCACAACGTCTCTGAAGAGGTGGATAAATTATCAACCTATCTTCTCCAAAACGGAACGGCAATTGGGAACATGGCAAAAGCTGTTGGAACAACCGTTGCAATTGTTGGTGCATATTATGCTGGAATAAAATTAGCAGCACTTGCTCAGACAGCGTGGGCTAGTTCAACTATGGTAGCAACAACAACTCAGAAGGCATTAGAGCTTCAAACTATAATGACAACCTCAACTGTTAGAGCTCAAGAGATAATGGACAAAGCGTCAGCAGCAGTCAAAGCAGTTTTATCTGGACAAGTTCTTTCACAGATAGTAGCAGAAAAATCTTTACAAGGTTCATTGATTGCAGGATTAGTAATTCAAAAAGCAAGACAAGCAGCAGACACTGCAATGATAGCAATCAAAGGAATGCTATCTGCTGAGACCATAAAAAATACAGCAGTAGAGGCGGCAAATAAAATTGCTCTTATTGCATCTAATGCAGCAACAACAGGAATGGCAAGTGTTACTGGTTTTCTGTTAGCAGCAAGACAAGCTTTGACTTTAGAAAGTTTAAAAAATACAGCAGTCACAATTGGAAATACAATTGCACAAGCAGCAGCAGCGGTTGCAACTGGAGCTCTTGCTGTAGGAATAGGATTAGTAACTGCCGCACAGTGGGCTTTGAACATTGCACTTAACGCTAGCCCAATTGGATTGGTTGTTATAGGTGTTGCTGCTTTAACTTATGCAATCTATAAACTTTATCAAAACTTTGATTTAGTTACTGGTGCCATTAAGATGGGATTAGGAAAAGCTTTAGAATGGATCATGATTCCGTTAAGTGCTTTGATGAGTGGTGTTGGAACTTTAATTAGCGCTTTTAATGCTGACTGGGGCAAAGCAATTGAGACAGCATCCGCTAGAATGAATAGTTATGCTTTAGAGCTTCAGAAATCTGGTCAAGCGCAAATGGATTTAGCTAATAATACTAAAAAGACAGGCACAGAACTATCAACGATGGGGTTAACTGCCGCAAGGGCTACTGATGGTATTTCCGCAAAAATGGCTGCCGCCGCACAAGAGATAGCTAAGTTGCAAAATGCATTTGGAAAAGCGATGGAAGGAGCTCAGACTGCCTTTTCAGCCTTAAAAGACCTTTCTCCAAGAATGTCTTTAGACATGTTTAATGTCGATGCAAAAGCTTGGACAAAATCTATTGAAGATTTGAAGAAAAATGGTGCTGATTTAAAACTTAAATTAGGATTGCAACCTCAAGACGCAGCTGTTAAAGCTGAATTAGAAAAAATTAATCAACAAATAAGTTATGCTGAAGAAGCAACTAAAGCTTTGAGAATTAAAAAATCTCAAGAAGTTCGCGGTGCAACATTAAAAGAAGAAGAAATTAGATTAGCTCAAATTAAAGATAGAGAGCTTTCAGTTTCTGGCGAAATCATGATGATGCGCATCGATAACGTTAAGGCTATTCGTGATCGTTCTATAGCTATTGAGACAGAAAGAATATTAAAGAGCAGAGGACTCGCGTCTCAGGATGCTCAAGCCGGTGTTTCAGTTAAAGAACAAGCCTGGATGGATGCTAATGCAAAAGAAATGTCTGCATTTAATAATCATTTAGAACTTCAAAAACAAACAGCTGTTGGAGTTGAAGCTCAAAAACAATTAGCGCTTGCATCTCTTAAAGCATCAGCAATGAGTGGAGATACAGCTGGCGGAATGCAAGCAAAAAACGATGTCGAAGTTCAACAAGCAACAGATAGGGCCGCTATTTTAAAGCAGATGAAAGACTCTGATAAAATAAGCGAAAGTGATTATCAAAATGAATTAACAGCGATTCGTATTCAAGCAATGACTTCTAGAACTAATATGGAAGTTGCTTTAAATACTCAAAGAATTGCTCAATTAGGAATTTCACCAGAAGCTCAACAGATAGCAATAGAAAATGCTAAAATACAAAACGCAGCGGAAGAAGATATTCTTAGAGAAAAATACGATAATACTGCAATGACAGATGAAGAATTTAAAGCTGCAGAATTAGATAGAGAATTAACGCACAAAGCAGCACTAACGGCTATTGAAGATGATTTCTCTAAGAAGAGAGAAGACAGGGACTTAAAGAATGGGGACAAGTGGGGCGCTTTCTTAGAGACTAAAGCTAGATTAACTAGAGACAACGGAGCTGTTATTGGTTCAATGATGGCTTTCCAACAATCAGAGTATGGTAAGACATTAGATAAAGGATTATCTGATGCATCAACTTTAATGGGCTCTAAAAATATTGAGATGTTTAAGATTGGTCAAGCAGCAGCGATCGCTCAAGCAGCCATTCAAATTCCTATGTCAGCAATTAGCGCTTATACTTCTATGGCAAGTATACCAATCGTTGGTCCTGCTTTGGGTATTGCAGCAGCTGCAGCGGCTATTGCAGCGGGAAGTATGAACATTGCTAAAATTAAAGCGCAAAGACCACCTGGTGGTGCGGCCCATGGAGGAATGGATGAAATTCCGAAATCGATGGATAATAGTTCATTTATTTTGAAGGCCGGAGAAAGGGTTGTTGCACCGAATCAAAACCAAGACCTAGTTAAAGCAGTAGATAAAATTAATAATGGTGGAGCTAGTGGACACACTGTAAATATTTCAGTCAATGGTTCAGCAGATTCTAGCACTATAGAGAATATCAAACGAGCTGTAATGGATGGACTACGCGAGGCATCTGAACGCGGTGTGCCAGTTATCAATAGTCGCGGCATAGTAAACGCTTAAGGAATAATATATGACTTTAAATAGAACATCAATAGCTTTTTTGCACACATTTGATTTAGGCAACCGTCATATTGTGGATCCTAATCAAAATATTCTTTCAGTTACATCAACAGCGGCTGGAGATTTTAATGTTAATAATATTTTAACAGAATCTACCAGAAGAGTGTGGAGAAGCGCGACAGCGTTAACAGAACAATCTATTGTCATTAAAGCAGAAAAGAAATCTACTATAGATTGTTTTGCTATTTTAGGTCACAACTTTACTGATACCGCAGTAATAAAAGTTCAAGCTAATATCTCCAATAACTTCTTAGTTCCACCGGTTACTAGATATCTTGCATGGAATGAATATATTGTAATGAGCTCTTTGACTTTTGGTGGAGAATATGAATATTATAAAATATCTATTTTAGATCCAGCAAATCCTTGTGGATATTTAGAAATAGGTAGAATAATTGGAGGAAGGGCTCTTCAGTTAATTGATAATGAGGATATCACAGATTCTTATTCAGTAGGTAAAAAAGATCTATCAGAAACTATGAAAACTGAAGGATATTTTAGAGTATCTAATGAGAATATTATAGCCAGAACTTTCAGTGCAAATTTTCAAAAGATCTATACAACAACTGGTTTTGATACTAATTATAAAAATCTGATAACCATGTTTAAAACAGTTAAAGTAACTAAACCTTTCTTAACTATTTTAGACGTGAACAATCCTTATAAGTTTAATATCTGGGGACAACTAACAGATATTCCAGATGATGCTTTTGGGATAAATGATTTTGTCAACTTTCCGTTAAGAATTGAGGAAGTCTTTTAAGAATTTGTATTAATATCATAGATCGCAATTTAATCTTTTAATAAATCAAGTAAATTTAAAAATGAGTAAATAACAATGAGTCAGGCACTTTTTTTAAATCCTTTTGTTCTTACACCGGCTGCATTGACTGGTGGGTCTGTCGGCAATGGTACTCTGACAATAAACAAACTAACGCATTTTACAATCAATCAACAATATACGGCTGTTTGTACTTCAACAAGTCCTTTTACTGTTTTTAATGTGGTTGGTCAATTTGACGGAGCAGTCGGTGTTGCAGTTGTAGGAACGCAATTCAGTGATATTGATTTAAAAGTTTTCTTAACTATGCAACAAGGACCAACACTTTTTGCCATTGGCGATACATTTAATTTTGAAGTGGCTCAAGGGACAGATGTAACGCAGCAAAATTTAGATGCTTATGATGAACTTCCTCAAAAGAATTTTGGTGTCGGACAAACTGGGTTAAATAAAGGCGATCATAACTTAAGATTCAACTCTGCTCCAACATCAGCTAGCAAAACTATTGGCAATCTTCATTATGTTTCAACTATAGCTGGACCATTAGGTAATGGAATATCTATAGAATATGTTGCTGGATCCTATCTGGCAGCTGCAAACAGAACTATTCAATCAATTCTATATACTGCGAATGCTTCTGGCTCAGCTGGAAACAATATTCAAATTCAATACGAAGAATATACTCCATCAGTTAAAGCAATAGCAACAATTCAAAACATTAGTTATAGTGCTGACTTGGGTGGCACTAATGGAAATCTAATAAGTATTGCCTATACTTCTGGTGGAACAGCGGGAAGTGAAGTGGCTACGGTAGTTGGCAATGCGATCAGTGTTCAAATTCAATCAGGAGTTTCTACCGCTAATCAAATCATGATTGCCATTGGTTTACACGCACCGGCTGCAGCTTTAATTGATTATATTCCGACAGGTACTGGTTTAGAAACTCAAACAACGCAATCAGCTATATTCTTAGTTGGTGGCGTGAATGCTATCGGTGATGCGGGACATGAAGTCATAACTGTTATAGCAAACTTAATCAAAGTAAAATTTCAGTCAGGTGTTTCTACTGCTCAACAAATTTATGATAAATTAATGGCTAGTGTTCCGGCCTTGTCGTTGATCTCTCCAACTATTACTGGTGTGCCAGCAAGTGTCCAAACAGCTCCAATCGGACCTTTAAATCTTCAGAATGGAACAGATGTTTTAGGTGATCCAGGGAATGAAATAGTAACTGTTCTAGCAAATGCTATTAAAATTACTTTTATTAATGGAGCCTCTACAGCAACTCAAATACGAGCTAAAATATTAGCTACACCAGCAGCTGTGGCTTTGATTACTGTTGCACTAACTGGAACAGGATCTGAATTACAAGCTTCACCAGTAGCCACAACTTATTTAAGTGGCGGCAGAAACACTGGGACATTTGCTTTTAACGAAACAGAGTTAACAGCTCCTGGCACTTTCTATGAAGGGAACGCATCAGTTCTTTTAAAAGATATTGTTGTTCAAGGAAACGATTTTACTTTTGGTGAAACTGTTAAGCAGGGCAAAGTTACTCTTAATGACGATGTTGTTCTTAATGCACCTGGTCCTTTGATTGATAATGCACAAAAAACTATTAATAATCTTATTCAAAATGGAAAATGTTTCTTAGTTTCTGCGTTAGACGCTAAGACAGAATGGAGTAAACCAGCTGGAACTCTTCTTTTAAATGGTGATATTGTCTTAGTATTTGCTGAAACAAATATTAAAAATACTCTCTTAATGTCTGCTGGTCCATTTACATTAGCAGATGGCGAACATATTTACTTTGTTGCAGATCGTTATAGCAATATTAATGTTACTCCTGTGATATCCACAACAGTTCCAAATTCTCCAAATAGTGAAAATATTTTCCGATTAGTTTCTAGAGTTGGAACAACTCTTTATTGGTGGGATAACACTGCCCAAAGAGAAGGTAAGAAAATCAGAATTGGAGAGGGCGGAAGTTCTGGTGCTTGGCAGGAAAAATTAGGCGTAGGAAATGGTGCTAATTTAAATTTCCCTATCTTAAGTGGCTTCTTTCCAATAGCTCAAGAATCTATATTAGTTTTTTCTAATACAACACACTTTGTTACAACTGAGTGGACTTACAATGTTATTCAAAATCAAATTGAATTTGTCACGGCTCCAGCAATTGGCGTAGAAGTCTATGTTTATTTCTTAACAGATGGAGACACTATTGTTGTTCCATCACCGTCTGGTGTTCAACAAGTTCTTTATCATACTTTAACAAGTTTAGAAGTGACCAACAAATATTTAACTTTGTCGGTAGCTCCAGCGGTTCCTGCTAAGGTTTTAGTAGACTACGTTGGAGGAACATCTCAAGTTTATGGAACAGACTTTTCGATAACTGGTGCTATTTTTAGTTGGCCAGGATTAGGATTAGAAGTATTAGCAGCTGCAGGAGATATTATCAGGATCGTGTATCAAGCATAATTGTAAAAATTTAACAATGTAACTAGGAGAAACAAATGTCATTAATTCAAACTAAATTTATGGTCGCTGATGCCATTGATGGATCAAAATTCAAATTAGCAAATGCTCAAACTTTAAGAGCTAGAAACTTCGCAAACAACGCTGATGTTGCTTTATTCAGCTTAAATGCTTCAGACTTATTAGTGTTTAATACTCAACCCACTTTTGCTGCTGATCCAGTTAACGCTAACGACTTAACTAGAAAATCTTGGATCGATACACAATTAGGAAACTACGTTTTATCATCTGCAAAAGGTGTAGCAAACGGAGTAGCTTCTTTAGATGCTACTGGATTAATTCCAATCGCTCAGCTACCGCCAACAGCTTTAGAAAGATTAGTCATCGTTGCTGATCAAGTAGCTAGATTTGCCTTGACAATTGCTACAGTTCAATTAGGTGACACCGTAAAACAAACAGATACTGGTGCAATGTACTTCGTTGTTGATGTGGCTAACTTAGGCAACGCTGCTGGTTATGTTGTTTATACTGCCGGAACAGCTTCTTCAATTGCTTGGTCTGGAGTAACTTCAACACCAACTACTTTAGCTGGTTACGGAATTACAGATGTTCCCGCTGCTGCAAAAGCTGCTGCCGTAGCTAACTCAATTACTACTGGCATTACTGATGTTGCTCCTTCTCAAGCTGCAGTATTTACCGCTCTTGCTGCTAAAGCTGATGCAACAACAATTGTAATCCCAGGAAGAGAAGTTATTACTTTAATTGCTGGAGATATCACTGCTGGTTATATTGAATTAGCTCATCCTATTAAAGCAAACTCTTTAATGATTGCTCCAAAAGGTGGATTAGTTCAAGAACCAGGTGTTGATTTCACAGAATCAATTGTAGTGACTAACACTAGAGTAACTTTCGCTGGTGATTTATTATTATTAGCTGCTACTGATAAATTAATTTGTTCTTATATGTACTAAGGATTATTGAATGTCTTTGTTACAATTAAAATGGTCTAATGCTGGTGGAGGAACTTTTCAAAAAGAAGTTCCCACCGGCACTATAAATGGTTCGAATGTAAACTTCGTGACCAGTCAGGTCCCCAAGACGGGATCTCTTTTAGTTTTTGTAGATAGTATCTTAGAAACAAATTACACATACACAAATGGAACTAAAACTATAGCATTTTCTGTGGCGCCGATACTTGGGCAAAACATTTATGTGACTTATAGTTATTAAGAGGAATATATGGCTGGAAAAATTCAGAACGCAGACATCAAAACAGAAGCAGAATTAATTGCTTTAGGAGCAACTAAAACTGAATTACCTAATACTACTAAGGTGTATTCTCCAAAGACTACCAATGTCCTTGAGACAGACTTAAGAAAGAATAATGATGTAGCTACTACTGATCCAGCAGTAGGGAACGATAGCTCTCAGAATTACGAACCAGGAAGCAGATGGTTAAATACTACTAGTGGTGAATTGTATGTTTGTATGTCGAATGCTACTGGAGCAGCCGTTTGGAAAGAACAAGTTGGAGCAACGGCTACACAAATATTAACTAATAAAACTTTAACTTCTCCAGTTTTAAATAGCCCAAGTGTAGTTACTCCAAGTAGATTGGATGCTAAGCCAGATACTTATGCAAATTTAGTCACCTATGCGTCTACTGCTACTGATGGTCAATTTTGTTTTGCAACAGACACTAAAGTAATGTACCAAGTTATCAACGGACTATTAGCTGATGTAGGAAGTGGCGGTGGAGTTGGTAGCTTAGATGTTTTATCATCTGATTCTGCAGATAAAGCTGTCTTAGCAGATTACACTCAAACCAACTTAGAAATAGTATCCACTCCAATAGTATTACATGGAACTAAATCTTTTAGACTTCAACATACTACTTCAATTAAATCATTTAAGAAAGTTATAGCAGTTGATAAAAAATTCAGAGGTAAAAATAATACAGTGACTTTAGATGTGTTATCTACAGCAACTTCTGGAAACCTTAATATTTTATTTTATGATGAAACTAATGCTGCAAATTTAGTAGCTTCTCAAAGTATCGCTACAAACTCTCTTCCTCTAACTGCAACTACAGCAAATGCTAGTAATCAATTAACAGGATTAACTCAAGCATTTTACAATACTTTAAAAGTTGGTATGGTTATTACTGGTTCAGCTATTCCGGTTGGAACTACTATTACTGCTTTAGCTCCATCAACTTTAACTGCTACCATTTCTCAAAATGCTACTGGAGTAAGTACAGGAATTAGAATTTCAGACTTAGTTCAAAAGAAAACTTTTAGCTTTGATGTTCCAAATAACTGCTTAAGTTTATCTTGGACAATTTCAAGCGTTGTTGAAGCCGCAGTAGAATCTTATATTGATGATGTTGTTGTTCAACTAACTGCTCAGGCTTTGAGTTCAACTTCAATAACAGTTCCAGTTAATAATAATTATTCTGGTTTAATTGTTTCAGGAATGACCATTGGAGCAACAACTACTGCTCCAACAAAAGGAACTATAGTTACAGATAAAATTGTTCACTCTAGATTCGAAAATAGATTAAAAGCTTCTTTTCAATTTAATCAATCTGCCGGTGGAACTGCTGGTAGTGGAGATTATTTATTCACTCTTCCTAATTCATTAAGTTTTGATTCTAATCAAATCACTCCTTATGCTGGTGCTGGATGGTCAGGAAACAATGGTATTGTGTCTGCATATGTTGGATCTGCCGATGTAACTTACGGCGGTATTTATATGGGGATTGGTAAAGCCTTTGCCTATAGTTCAACGCAATTTAGGATATATATAGAAACTACGACTACTGCAGGTGGTGGAGCTCTTGGTTATTTACTTGGGTCATCAAATTTTCCTTTAAGCGGAGCTGCAGCTATTAATGCAGAAATAGACGCACCTATCGCTGGATGGTCATCAAATCAAACAACCACAACAACAATCCCACTTACTACAGCGCAACTAGTTCAGCAGAGTGATAGTACATTAAAACTAAGTACCAATAACGGATACGGATCTACTAACACTAAAATTAGAAGATTTGTGAATATAGATAAAAATATAGGTTCTTCGATTTCTTATCAAGATTCTGCAACTTTTGGAGCAAGCTTCACCGTACTAGAAGCAGGAGAATTTCAGATAACCTATTATGATAACTTTACATCAGCACAAGGAATGGGATTAACAGTCAATAGCGCGGAACTCACTACTGTAATTGACTCAGTTTTAACCACTTCTCGATTAGCTAACATTACAACGCAAGGAGCAGGTTCTCCTGGAAATGTATCATGGTCTGGGTATTTAGAAGTTGGTGACGTAGTTAGAGTGCATACTTCAGGAGTTGCCACAACTACTGCGGCTAACAGTGGATTTACAATCTCAAAACAAGGCTCCCTAAAACAACTCAATCCTTCAAGTGATTCAAAAATTACAATCCCAACGCATTCATTAAGATTTGAAGGTTGTTCTACACGTGGTTCTACCGATACAGCAATAGTTAAATTCGACACTCAAACAATTACTCAAGGTGATGCTTGGTCTGTTGTTAATACTGCGGCTAATGGAACTGTTGTTACGATGTTGAAAGCTGGGAAGTTAACAGTATCTTCTACTGTTTATTTAGCAACAACTGGCTATACATTTATAACAAAAAATCAAGCAATATTAACTGCAAATCCAGTAACGTCTGAGATAGTTGCAAGTACTTACGGTAATGCCAATCAGGTTTACAATGCGTCTGGAACAGTGGATGTTGTAGTTGGCGACAAGATCAGAATTGCAACCAATGTAACACCTACATCTGATTTTGGAAACAGACTTACGTTCTCCCTCACAGAAACCTCAATCCCAGCTAACTTTTCAAATGTTTTACCGCAATGGAGTCAGTCGGATTCTTCAATAAGACTAGATACAGGTAACGGTACTGGGTCAACAAATACTCAAGTAAGAAGATTTGCTAGTAATCCTGACAATCTTGGAACTGCAATATCCTATACTGATTCAGCAACTCTAGGTGCTAGTTTCACGATTAATGAAGATGGGGATTATACAATAAGCTACACCGATACCACTACAGCACTAGCAGCTATACAGTTAGTAAAAAATCAAACCACCAATGCGGTAGGTACGAATATTTTAAACGTATCCTCAATTCAAGCTGGGGTTACTGGACATGTTTCAGCTAACCCTTATCTCGTAAAGGGTGATGTAATTAGAGCAGTAGTAAACAACATCGCATCTTTTGATTCAGTCTCTACTTCGGCTAAATTCACAATCTCAAAAGTCGGTAAACCAAATCTAACTTCAGTCGATGTTACTCCTTTTGTAAATATGAAGACGACTGATGTTGAGGCTATTACCTATTTTGGAGCACAGAGTGGATTAACTGATAGATCAGGTGAAATTCAGTTTCCGATTGGATCAGTTCAAAGAACCAACAATGGAATTATTTCTGTAGTTGACGATACTGCAAGCACTAGAACTAAGTTCACTGCACTTAAAAAAACAATAATTAATGTATCTTTTTCATGTTCAGCGTCTACTGCTACTACTTTTCCAATTATTTCAAAAAATGGGGTAGAGGTATTACAAGGATCAATGGCAGGTGTTACATCAAATCGTGAAACCGTATCAGGTAGTATAAGTTTAGAGGTAGGGGATTTTATCACTGTCGGAACAAATAATGCTGTAGAAAATAGTGCAACTACTTTAGATTTATTAATTACCGCAACCGCAGACAACAACGCCACAGCTTCACCAACTCAACAAGTTTCTTCTGATACAATGAACTTTGCGTTTAAAGCTACTGCAATTGATCCTGCAGTTGATGCGGTTGGTACGTTTAATACTTATGCGTTTACAGCGAACTCTAGTACACCAACTATAACAGCGTCTAATCAATCAACTCAAACAAGTTCATCTATGAATATTAATGGAGTTCAACTATTTAGTAGAGCTTTTAATGCAAATAGTGTTGCTGGACAACCAGTTAGATTTGAAATATTTATAGGTAAAGGATTAAAAAGTAATCAGGTAGATATGTACGCGGCAGCTAGTAAAACAAATTCATTTTCTTATAATAGAATGATTAGAACGTTGTCTTCAGAAGGCGGAACAGAGGTTAGTTATAGTGAAACATCAGGTATATTGGTATTAGATGCAGCTACATCAGCAATAGCTAATACAGGCAGAACTTTAGATGCAGTTGGGTTTGTGCCAACTTCAGGTTACTTCGTTTTCAATGCTTCAAAATCACCATCGCTTGTTACGATACCAAACTTAACTCAGAGGATTGCTTATTTGAGTGATGTGAAGGCAAATACAACAGCGGCTGGAACAGCATTTGCAACTGTTTATGGTACGAGAACATTGAATACTTTGGTAGACAATACTGGGATTGTAACTAGTTTAGCAGCCAATCAATTTACACTAAATAAAGGTGTTTATAATATAGACGCCACTTGTCAAGCATATCTTGCAAATGCGCACAGGGCAAGAATTAGAAATATTACAGATGGCACAACGATATTGCTTGGCTCCTCAGAATATGCTAACGGCTCTACTCAAAATACAAGTAGAGTTAATGGAGAAATAACAATTACATCTTCTAAAACTTTTGAGTTACAGCATTTTACAACCACAGCTACAGCAACAAATGGTTTAGGAGTTCCAGCTTCATCTGGCGAATCTGAAGTTTATGCAACTTGCAAAATTACTAAAATACGAGATTAAGAATGTATAAAATATTAAAAACTTGTACAAAGTGTAAAGACATTAAGACTATTGATATGTTTTATAAAGACAGAAAAAAAATAGATGGATTATGTTCCCACTGTAAAATGTGCAAACAAATAGCTAATAAAAAATGGATAGATAATAATCCAGAAAAAATGAAGCAGTCTACTAATGCATGGATAGAACGTAATAAAAGCAGATTTTTACAAAAATCTAGAGATTATTATTATAACCATAAAGAAGTTGCATTAGCTAAATCAAAAGAATATGATAAATTAAATAGAGCGACAAAGAGAATTTATAGTTTGAATTATTATAAAAATAATCCAGACAAAATGAAAAATTATCATAAAAAATCGTATCAGCGAAATAAAGAAAAAATTATAAAGCGTAGCAACCTAAGACATGTTCTAAAAAGAAAAAGTAGTATCATTTCGCAAAAATTAAATATGATTGGTGAAATTACTTATATATATACATTAGCTAAGTTTTTATCTAAGATATTAACGATAAGAGTTTCTATTGACCACATAATCCCCTTAAAAAACAAATTTATTTGCGGGTTAGATGTGCCATGGAATATGCAGTTATTAGAATTAAGAGACAATATAAGCAAGAATAATAAATTTGATGGAACTTATAATAATAGTGGATGGTGCAATCATGTTATATAAAAAATGTTTAGAAAAATTAGGATTCGTTGAAAATAAAGATTTTGCTCTAACAGTAGGTTCTTTCATTATGCTTCAACAATCCAGAATGGTTAATCAATTCATTATTCACCCAGAGGTTCCTGCAACTTTTGATATTGATGGCATTACAGAATTGACTCCATTAATTCCAACATGGAATGAAAAAGTAATTATCCACCATCCATTAGTTCCAGCAGTTATAGATGTAGATGGAGTAACTATAATCACCCCAGAAGTTTTGGCTTATGATGAAGATGTTTTAGTTGAAGAGTTCTTTACTCTAACTGCTCCAACTCAACTTCAATTAGATGAAACATGGAAACAGGTTCAACTATCAGAATCAGACATCTCATTATTAATTGGTGAATATCTTAAAGGAAAAGATCTTTTAAGAGATCCAGAAAATGATTCAATCAATATAGTTAATGGAAATATCCATTCTTGGTCTTTCAAGAATATAGTTCAACCTACAGTAGATGAATTAGTTGCTTTAATAGCTCCGATGAATGCTAAAAATACTGAAGATAAAAGAACATCTGATTTATTAGCTTTGGGTAAGAAATCCCGAGAAGCTTGTGACAAAGCTTTAGATTTAATATCTGGGCATAATCAACTAACCGCATTAACAGATATTCAGATAACAGAAATGACAACTGTTTTTGCTCCAATAGTAATGGCGTTATCGGTGCACAAAAGACCAAATCTAGCAAAAGCATTAATAACTGCCATTGTCCCAGATGAAGTAACGGTAACTACTCAAATGAAGAATGATCTATTAGCGATCCTTACCATTCTTTAATTGTAAAATTGTAAAGATATTATTATAATAGAGGGAGTCATTTGAACTCCCTTTTTCATTTTTAAGGACTAATTATGGAAAGCAATACACACTTTGACATTAAACAATTCCAACATGTTTTTGAACAACTTGGCCAATTTTTTCATTTAAAACTATTATTCGCACTTCTTTTCACATTCTTCAGTTGGTCTTTTGATGGATCAATAGAAATTCTGATAACCATCTTTACATTAATAAGTCTAGATACTATTACCGGAACAGGTATAGCTATCAGAAATAAATTCCTAGATAAGAAAGGACTATATGTTGGAGATAAGAAGCATATTTTTAGCTCAAGAGGAATTTATAGAGGACCAATTAAGGTGGTAGTTTATGCTTTAATGGTTTTAGTTTCAAGATTAGCAGATAAACATGTTCCGCTTCATGTCTTTTCTCCAATGATGGACACCTTTCTAGTCTCAACAGAAGTATATTCAATATTAGAAAACTTTGCTAAGATGGGATTCAGCGTACCGACTACAATGATTGGTAAATTGAAACTATTAGCTGGGGCAAAATAATGGCATGCGGAGCTAATCTAGGTAAATTCAGATGGTTTTATACGGGCAACGAGGTTGGTTTTTTAAATCACACTGGTCTTTATAATTTTATGGCTGGTGGACCAAGTGGTTCAGGAATATCTGCAGGAACTACTGTAAAAAAATTCTTCCCAGGTGAAATATCAAGAGCTCTATGGGAATATCCAAACTCTAAATTAAATCAAGAACTATTAAATGCTGCATATCCTTTTATAGAATTAAATTGGATCGCAGATATTACTATTTCAGACGCTGTAACTTTTAGAGTAAGTGATAGAAACATTTATGTAGAAGATATTAATTTAATTCCATATTTTTATGAAGCTCGAGTGGCTAAAGGTCCATCGATTAATGTAACTTCTGGTGAATGGTTATCTCCATCATTTGAGATAGGTGATTTAAAATTAGAAATCAATAATCGAGATGGTTTCTTTAATGATTATCTGCCGCAAGGTGTTAATTATCTACAATGGACTGGATCAAAAGTATCTATAAAAGTTGGTTTCGGAGAAAGCTATTCTAATTATTATGAAGTTTTCACTGGTAAAGTAGCTAGCAAGCAAGGAGTTACTGGAACGGCCGAAACAATTATTTTAAAAATATATGATAGAGCAGCTGATGATGAAATTCCTATACCGGCTAGCGTATTTGACAGAACTAATTATCCGAATACTGATCCATCAAATATGGGAAAGGTTCTTCCAATTATTTACGGCGACTGGTCAATTGAAGCAGGAACATATGGAGAAATTCCAGCAATTTGTTCTAATGCTCAAGACACTAACGCTAGTGTTTATGTGTGGAATATTTCTGAAAATGCTTTGAGAGAAATCGGAGACGTTTATTTACATCGTGGAGATAACATTCCAGACAAAGATGGGCCAATTCTTTTATTAAATTCTGCAATAACTAAATTTCCAGAAAGTGGAAAGATAGAAATACCAGTAAATATTCCATCACTGTCTAAAAATTATCTTTTATTAGATAGAGTTCGTGCTGGGTTAGGATCAGGAGTAAGAACACTCGTAGCAGATAGTGTCACAACTAATTATGAAGCGATGGGCGTTCAGATAGATGACGTTGTTTTAATAGATGGTGATCCATCTCAATATGTAATTGATTCAGTTAGCACTGGGATTATAACTACTTTAACTGGTAACTTCCCAGTAGGAACAAATTACCGAATCATTACTGATAAATATAAATTTAAAAAAGGCGATAAGCTTTCTATTTTCTGCAAAGGAAAAGATTTAGCAATCCTATCAACGACTAGAATAAGTGATTCTGGAATCATAGGAATGAATCCAAGAGGCCTTTCAGTAGCTCTTGATAACAGCTATTGGACCATTGATAACGACGCTCAGAAGGTATATAATATAACCTTTAACAATAGAGTTCAAAAGACCATTAACTTCGCAGATATTGATCCGTCAATTACTTTTATTAGTTCTTTAGTTGTTCAATATGATGGAACACTTTGGTTATTGGAAAGAAATCAGTCTAAAGTTTATAGATATATTGTTGCTGAAAATGCTTTAGGATTAAGTTTTACAACTTTATCTAGTGGAATAGATTTAGTCTTAGGAAATCCATCAGCCATTACTATTGATGAAGGAAACGTTCTGACAATTGTTGATAACGATACTGGAATATTTTATCGAGTCAACCCATTTTCTCCAACTCTAGCTTTGCTCGGGTCATTCAATAAATCAGCATTTGCTCCATTAGCAATTGACATTGTAGATTTAGGATTTGATGTTAGTGTTCAAAATCTAATTGTTTTAGACAGAGCAACAAGCTCTTATTATAGAATTAATCCAACAACAGGCGCTTTAATATCATCTCGAAATGTTTTAACGATAGCTAATAATTTTAATTATCCAGTTGGCATTGGTTACTATATCGATGGAACAATTTTTATATTAAATAAATCTGATTTATCAATTTATAATTATAATGAATTTTTAGACTGTTCTGATAATGTTGGTTTTATTTGCCGCAATATTCTACAGTCTTACGCTGGTAAAACTAGTTTTGATTTTGATTTATTGTGGAATGAAACCAGTAGACTAAGTTTAAATGAATATAAAGCGCGAGCCCATATCAGTGAAAAAGTTAACGCGATAAATTATATTCACACTTTATTAAGTGGATTCAATGCAAACGCTTATATTAGAATGCAAAAATACGCACTCTATCAAATAAACTTTAGTAATTTTAAAACCACAGGCGATATTTTACGAGAAGGAGATATTAAAGAAAAGACTTTTAATCCTTCAAAAGAATATAATCAATATTTTAATACTGCAACAGCTTCTTATAAATACCTTCCATTCTCTGCATCAAATATTAGTAGTGATATTTATGTTTCACCAAGCGGAGTAAAACTAGCAGGAAGAGAAATAGCTAAAAAATTAGAAATGAAAGCAGTTTATCGACGAGCTGACTTAGATAAACTAGTTCCATTATTTGTAAGATTGGCTGCAGCTGAGCCAGAGTTTGTGAATTTGACTACTGGATTTAGAATGTTATTCACTCAATTAAATGCATTTTATAATATCAATTATACGAATGTAGAATTTGGAAAAACCAGCGGCCGCCGTTTTAATATGGTCCCATCTTTTGTTAGATCATATACTATGAATTTAGATACTATGCAAATTAGTATGAAGTTATGGTCTTTAGGAACAACTCAATTTGGTTCTTATATGCCAGAAGGTGTGATTGGTGGTGGTGCTAATGATAATATTATTCTAACTAACTTAGGAACTGTTGGATATGTTTCACCAGTTGGACAAATAACCAGTTCTTCTCCAAATACTTTAATATTATCTTTGGTTAGCGGAATAGATGCGCAATCAAGAACAAATAGTAGAACTGGAAACGCTTGGTTAGCAGGATTTAAAATAGGAATTTATAACGCAGCTACTCAAGTCTTAATAGAAGAAAAAACAATTCTTTCTGTTGTTGGTCAAGTGATAACCTTTACTGATAATATTTTAACAATAATAGTAAATACTCAATTAAATTCTAGCGGATTAATAACTGGTGGACATTATCTAAAATATACTAGTTATCCAAACGTTATTGATGCTCAGAAAGCTAAGTTTGGATATTTTACTAAACCAATAGATGGTTATCCTACAACAACTAGTAAAGAAACAGATGAACTAAGAGCGGGATTACATAAATTTGATGACCAAAGATTGTCTTATATCTATCATCCATTTGATTATATTCCGGCAACATAGGTAAAAAGATGACTATAGAAAATATAAAATTGAAACCGCCTAGAATTTTCACGCACGAAGCTGACTTCGGAACTTCTGCTGCTAGATATTTATGGCAGAAGATGATTAATAATCAAGCTTTCGTTGAAAAATGTTTTCCGATAGGGTATGTTTTATATTTCTATGCGTCACAAACAGATGCAAATAATGTTCCGGTAACAGCTCCAAATCCAGAAATATGGGGATTATTAGATGGACATACTGTAAACGATGCAGATTCTATGCTCCATGGAGTTGTATTGCCTGACCTGAGAGGGTATTTCTTAAAGGGCGGAGCAATACAAGGGTTAACTGGCGGACAGTCCACAATCAACATTAGCCATTCACATGGTGGTCAAACAGGCGTTACAGATGATAGACAGCCGGATGTTCAGGCAAGTTATGGCGGTGGATATAATACTGGTTGTCCACACTATCATGCTATGAGTGGTGCGTGGTCTTCTACTGAAAATATTATTCCGCCATATGTATCAATGCAAATGTACATAAGGATTAAATAATGAGCAATTCATCTAAAATAGATTTAACAGGTGTGTCAGAATTTTCTGATGTCGTGTCTCAAGAGTTGGCAGCTGCATTAAAGCTCAACATAGATTTTCTCCAAAACCTTTGTGCTATTGGACAAGTGGCTCCAATCTTAACAGGAATAGTAGGTGTTCCACTTCCTGATGCAAACATCTGGCAACTTTGTGATGGATCAGAAATAGTTAATGAAAATTCACCATTAAGATCGCAAGGAGCTTCTCAGCATTTCACTCCTAATATGACTAACAGATTTCAAATGATGGTTAAACCAGGCGGACAATCTGCTGGAACTTTAGGTGGAGAGAACAATACTTACGCTTTTAAACATAATCATGGTGGATATACAGGAAGTGTTGGATCAAATCAAGATGGTAACCACTCACATTCTTTACGAGAAGCAGCTTTCTCACATAATCATACAATTGCTTATGACTTCAATTATGGCGTTAATGTAGAGCCACCATTTTATACTGTTAAATTTTATATGAGGATCCAATGATTATAACACCTCAACAATTTACACCAACACACAATGAAGAAGTTTCTTATGAAGCACCAATCAATGAAGAAACATTAAAAAAAATTATCTTAAATAATAATTGGCTATTAGATTTAATGCCTATTGGAGCAATTGTTGCAATTCAAACCAATCAAGCAGGTGGCGGAGTGCCTGACGGAAATATTTATCAATTCTGTGATGGTTCTGAAATAACTAATGCCAATTCACCAATAAGATCTATCGGATTAAACCAAAGATTTGTTCCAAACTTGCAATCTAAATTCCCAAGGGTAGCTACCACAACTAATACGAACCCATCTGGTGGCTCTTGGGATCACAACCTTGGTCATGCTCATGGAACAGGTACTTATTCTGCTGTGGGTAATTATATGGGAACGAAAGGCGATAGAAGAAGAAGAGATCATCATACTCACGCGATCTCTGCTCAGTATAATGATCCGACAACTATTGAAAATCCAGCCTATATTACTTATAACTTTTATATGAAAATTTCATAAGGACAAATTATGTTTAACTTTTGCATTGTATTGAATACTGCTCCATTTTATGTGTTGGCTCAAAATGAAAAAGATTTAGAAGAAATTCTAAAAGTTTATGAAGGTAAAATTTCTATTGTGGTCAAAGCAAAAGATTTAGAAGTAATGGAATTTAAAATGCAAATGAGTTTGTTTTCTAAAAATACTCTATTAATTCCGACAGTGGTCGAAGAAACTCAAGATGCTTTAGCTAAAATGATTAATGCTTCTGAACAAGATGAATTAATTTATGAATTAACTAATGATATTAACTGATTTGCCGTATACTTCTTTAATGATGCTCATTCTAGCTTTAGAGTGGGCAATTAAATTCTTCTGACCATTGTCTATAAAGTCAAAATAATATCCTACTTGTTTGTTTTTAAAATTTCTCACAACTCTTCCACACTTTTGCATTAATTCAGATTCAGCTTTACCACCACCACAATTAATAATAGCTCCAGCTGCTTTAGTATCAACGCCTTCACCTAAAACATCTGTTCCGATTAAACAAGGAATTTCTAAATTATTAAACTTTTTTACCATTTGCATATTATAAGATGCAGATTCATCTTGACCATTTAAAAAGACGGCATCCTTTCCAAGGGCGCTTTGCAATTGCCTTCCATGGCCTATGTGTTCCACTAATATAATTGTCGGAACATTATTACGAATCATTTTTTTAGCTGTTTCAATAACAATTGCATTTCTAGCTTGATTGTTATCAATAAATAAAGGCACATCGCTTTTATAATTCTTCTTAGAAAGAATCTTTTTATTTGGCATATCAAAGAAAAAACTAACTAACGGTTTAATATATCCTAGATTGATAGCCTCTATAGTGGTAACAGAATATAAGGTATCACTTAAAACAGATTCTAAATAGATATTAGAATTAGGATCGTTTTTAAAATTCGTCGCTGTTAATCCATACCGATAATAGATTTCCGATAATCGATCGGCAAAATCAATTCTAACGCCTTCAGCACCAGAATTAGACGTTAAAATACCTTCAGCAACATAGTTATGATTATCTTCAACTGTTATATCATAGACCCACTCATCTGCTGAATCAACCTCTTCAATACTAATAATTGTTCCTTTGAGTAGTTCTCTGGTATCCTGACAATTTTCCATCCAATGCTTCCTAGTCTTATTTCTTTGCGTAAATCTTGTGCTTCTCTTCCTTTATGCGATGTTCCATCAACTTCAATGCCTATTTTTAAATCAGCATTAGCTAAATCTATTTTATAATTTCGTGGAAATTCACCATCTTTTAAACCAATAGCAACTTCTGCTTCAAAGTTTTTAAAAATATCTAGCAAATAGATTTGAGTTGGCGTTAATGCACCACCATTCCCATATGTTCCACGACCAAAAGGATTATAAGAACCATCAGCAATTTTAGATTTTATTTTTAAAGATTGTTTTGATCGTACTTCGATAGAACGGTTTTTATTTGCCAGCGCAATTATTTCTCTATGTTTTTTTGATTTGCAGTTTTCTTGCCTAGTTTTAGGGGCAAGTCCCATAGTAAGTTTATCTCCAATTTTCATTTGTTCAATTCTAATCTTCCCATTATCAGTTAAAAACTTATGATTTTTTGTTACTATAAATTCTTTTATATTTCCATCTTCATCTTGAACCCTTACTTTTAACATTTTGGGGGGAGCAGGATATCTCATAGCATTTATAACTAATTTAGATTCCCATGCTTTACCGTTCCACGATATTACTTTTGGCTTACTGCCGTTATGAAATAACTTATAGATCTCTTCAATAGTGCGAGTCTTATATGATTTTGATTTCGATCCAGAAATTTTAGTAAGTGGTGTAAAACAATGATGGAACTCATCAAATATCAATTGAGAAAACTGCTTAAAGTAATTCGGATCCTTCGATGATAGAGCATGAAAATTCGTAACTATGATTGGCTTATCATGATGAACTTTTAATAATCCAACATCATCTGTTCCGAAAGATTCTGTTAAATACTCATAAGTCTGTTGTCGAAGATTTCCTGATGGTGTAATGATTAGCGTTGGTCTTTGAGTTCTAATAAGAGCTTCTTTAATAACTCTGCTTTTTCCAATACCAGTTGGCATTTCTAAAACACCGCTTGTGTTAGTTGCAATAGCATGAGCTCCAAGAATTTGTTCAGGATATAAAGGTGGTTCAATTAATCTGTCAATTAAATTAATAGATTTGTGTTTGGGGATGATTCTGTTATCGGCAATATTAACCGGAAGATATCGTTCATCAAAATATTTGCTTACCCTTTTTACTAAGCCTGTTGGAAAATATCCATCTTCATCTATCAATAGAGTTGTTGAGGCATATCTATTTTTAGTTCTGATCCACGTTGACATGTTAAAATAACTTACAGTCATTCGTAAGTTTTTAAGTAAGGATTTATCTAATCCAACAACACGAGACATAGAATTATTTAAAATTATCGTTATCATTATACATAATACTTTCTGTTAATAGAAAAAAAACGGGCGCAACATTGAATAGGTATTCTACGAAGTTGGAAAAGAATGATCTTTTTTATTTTTGCATATCGTTTTTCTGTTATACGAAGTATCAGAAGACTCTAGGACCGGTGGTTGGACATTGGTTTTGTCCCCCGCCCTCCAGAGAGGGGGCAAAAAGGCAAAGGAGACTCCTTAAGGTATCTTAATAAGAGTTTTAAGAAAGACAAGAGAGAGAAAATAAAAATCTAGAGAAAAAATAAGAGAAAAAAATAAAGTCAAGAGAAAAAATATAAATAATTAAAAATAAAGATAATAGTAAAAATATATTAAATAAAGATTTACAAAATGAGACTTCTTGATAAAATATCGAAATAAGATTAATATTAAGATTTATATATAAATAATTTATAAAAATTATTGTAAAAATTTCAAGGTCTCGCTTCACTTGGGTTCTCGCTCAGTGAAATTTTCCATAATTATAAAAAATTAAATTTAAAAAATATTTTAAAATTTTAAAAAACTTCAATTTACGCTATTTGTCATATTACGCAGTACTTCCATCAACACCTCTAGACGCACATCATCAAAAAATACCTTTAAAATTATAAGAGTATTATCCATCACAGTATCTATAAAAGTAAAAGGTTATTAATGAATCAAGAGATGCAATTACCGTTTGACGATAAATTTCAACTAACATTATTAGAATTGATATTATCAGATAAACACGTGGCTGAAAAAAGTTATGTTCATTTAAGACCTGAATTTTTTCCAAATGAATATTTTGCTAAGATCTTTGGAATGTTAAAAGGATTAAATGAACTATATGAAGCAGCTCCTTCTCAAAATCAATTAAAAAATGAACTATTAAAGATAACAGATCCTAAACAATCACAACTTTATTTAGATATCTATAAACGAATAACTAATCCACAAGATTTTAGAGATTATGAATATACTAAAAAGAACTTAGATTCTTATTTTAAATCTAGAAACATCTTTAAATTGACCAATGATATCATAAAAAATCAACATCTTCATCCAGATAAACTAACAGAATTAATAGAAAATCATATAAAGACCATATCAGAAATCAGTTTTAATAATGTTAAAACGAGAGGATTAGAAAATCTGTTAGGATTCTTAGATGAATGTAAAGCAGATGCTGGTAATTTAATACCAACCTTTCTTCCAACTATAGATAAAGCCCTAGGTGGTGGTTGTCCAAGAGGAACTCTTGCAATGGCTATTGGAGCAACTAACGTTGGTAAGTCAGTATGGTTGATTAATTGGACCTATAAACTCATTAAAGCTGGTTATAAGGTCCTTTATGTTAATCTTGAGGGATATGAGCGCCAGACCATGCAAAGACTCATCTGTCGAGCCATTAGAGCTCCATTATATAATGTGAAGAATAAGATATTAACAGAATTTCAATTAGATCAGGTAGTCAATTTTCAAGAGGAATGCAAAGAAAACTTTAAATTCTTTCATAATAATTCATTTGATATGACCATCGAAAGTTTTATACCAGCTTTAAAACACATCGTGTTACATGAATTTAAAGCAGATGTTGTTGTTTATGACTATGGACAATTATTTAAGTCTAAAAAGAATCATGATGGAAATAGACATGAGCAAGCTTATTGTCATAGAGCAATAACTATGATGGCGGGGGAATTAGATCACTTAGCTGTTACTGTTGCACAGGGTCAACGAGATACTAACATCAAAAATAGTTCAGCATCTTCATTAACAAGAATGACTGATATTGCAGAATGCTTTGAAATAAATCGAGCAGCAGCAACTGTCTTTACTTTAAATCGTTCGGAAAGAGATGAAGAAATGGAATGGATAAAAATCTTAATGGATAAACAACGCGATGGCGCCAAGAATATTGTTGAGATTTGTAAGACAGATTTTCATACTGTTACTATGTTTGGAGATGAATCAGAAGGATTAGGCTTTATTAATGCTAAAACTTATTTAGAACAAACAGCTCAGAAGCAATTATGATTAAACTAGAGCCATTTAAAAAAATCCTTAATGATTGTGATATTGGATATCTTGAAAATCAGTCTCACATCATATTGAAAGAATGTCCTAACTGCAATGGTTCCGATAAGCTTTGGGTTTCTAAAGGTAATCTTCTTTGGAGATGCTTTAAATGTGAAGGTTTAAATTACAACACGGCTAAAGGTAATTTTTACACACTATTAAGAGATGTTCTTGGTTTTGACAAATTTGAAATCAAACAGATTCTAAAAGAAAATGAAATTCCGTCATATGTTCCTGAGAAATTAGAAGCTGCACCGCTTCAAAGAAAAGAATTAATTGAAGATAAAGAAATTAAAATCGATAAGTTTGACATTCCTTCCAACTTTTTCTTATTAGATGGATCAGAAACTCAATTAAGAAATCACATGGAAGTCTATTCTTATTTAGTATCGCGACATGTTACGAATTTAGAAACTATTCAGAAATTTAAGTTAAGATATAATCCGGCAGTTAAAAGATTAGTCTTCCCAGTTTATAATGGAGACAAGACATGTGTTGGAGTCCAGACAAGAGATATCACTGATAGATATAAGCAAATGCATCTTAAGTGTCAGAACTTTGAATGCTCCCTATTCCGTCAATTTTATTTCTTTAAGACAAAAGAAGAAATTTCTCATTGTCCAGAGTGTAGATCAGAACTTTTAGAATCTTTTTATCCTAAATCATCTAACTCTAGAAATTTTCCTAAGACTGAAATATTTTTTAATCAACAAAATATTGATTGGACTCAGCCAGTAGCTATGGTAGAAGGTCCTTTCGATTGCACTAACACACCAAATGCTATTGGACTATTAGGAAGAACGCTTTCTTATTCGCAATTGTGGATTATTTTAAATAATTTAAAAGCACCATTGATTTTATTTTTAGATGGTGATCAAGCTGGAACAGAATCAACGATAGATGTTTATCATAAATTATCTCTATTTGTTGATGATATTAAAATTTGTTTATTAGAAAATGGCGATGATCCAGGCAGTCATTCAATAGAAGAAAATAAAGTATTATTATCACAAGCGACACACCCGCACACTTGGTTTATAAATAAACAAATCATGTTTTAGTCTGGCGCATATCACAAAAATAGTTGTCAGTAAATGTCGAATTAATTATGTATCGTCTTCTTAAAACCTATGTAAAGATCCATCATCACATTTTTTAGATCTTACATGGAGGCACTATGACGAAGGCGACAGAACTTTATCAGAAACCAGTTTATTCAGACGAACTTTTTAAATCTTTCTATCCGATGATTTGTAAAGTGATTAATGACACAGTACTTAAATTACCGCAAGGGTCAGAAAACATTGACCGTTATGAAGATTATGTGCAGCGTTGTAGAATTTGGCTATGGGAACATTGTGAATTATATGATGCCACGCGCACTGGTAAGAATGGCAAGATTTGTAAGTTCTCTACCTATATGCACATGGTATTTTACTCACGACTCGGTGCAATTAGAAATAATTTATTAAAGAAAAGAAAAGATAATATTTGTGTTGACTTTTCAAACTTAATGAACCCGCAATCTCTAAATGAAAACACGAATAATGACATCTCATATTTATCAGAAGATGTCTGTGTGGATATAGATTTCACAATGCTATTAAAAGAAAAACTGATCTTTCTCCAAAAACTTCTACCACCAGAAAAATTTGGATTATATAAAGAATACTTTCTTGACGGAAATCAAGAACTTAGTTCCTTATCTGAAAAGTATTTTAATCCAGAGTATAATCAAATTAAAGAAACGATAAATGAATTAAAGAAAATTCATGAAGACTGTTGGGGAATAAATGTTAAATCCAGAAAACAAGTGCGCAAATCTGTTCAACCAAGAAGTAAAAAGCATTCAGCATTCTGTCAAGACAATGTTGGACATGCAATTGAGTTTGCAACGTGAGTATTTTAAAAGAGGCAAAGGAATTGATTATGATAATGCCTCTTTTAAAGAAAAGATTAATGAAATCAAAAGCCAAAAGATTAATTTTGATTCTGAGTTTAACGAGTTGCTTGACACACTGCCGTGGAAACCTTGGCGATCATATACTGAAGATCAATTAAAAGGGTTTGCTTCACCAGAAGTAAAGTTAGAAGCGCAATATGAGATCATCGATGGTTTTCATTTTTTCATGAATATGTGTTTATTGATGGATATTGATGGTGATACGTTTGAAAAACTTTATATGACTAAGAACAAAGAGAATTTTGATAGACAAGAACGTGGTTATTAAATAAGGAGAACTTTATGACAGAAGAAACAAAAGCAGTTGAACCAAAAGCAACGAAGTATGTTAGACCAAAATATGTTGTAGGTCTTTACAAATCTGGTATGACGAAAATGGAAGACTTAATTGAAGCCGTGCGCAATATGGAAAATAGTGTTATTTTACGCAAGAATGTAAAACATCCACGAGATACTTTCTTTTATAAAAGAAATATTCACTGGGCACTATCTGATGCAACAAAGGCTGGAGAAATCACTGGTTATGTTATTAAACTTAGAAAAGTCAATACAGCAGTAAACAAAAAAGAAGCTCCTGTAAATAATGTTGAAACATCAACTGATTCAATCCCAACTATCTAGGAATAACAAATGCTGTGCATCATAGAAGGTTCTGACAAAGCAGGAAAAAGTACATTAGCAAAACATTTATCCGAAGTATTTAATTTAGAATGCACACATTTGACTAAACCTAAAACTGATGATTCATTTAACGAATATTCAGATATGATTGACAATATCAAAGGTCCAATGATTTATGATAGAAGTTTCTTGTCTGAATATGTTTATGCAAATCTTTGGCGTGGTGGTTGTAAGATTACTAATGATCAGTTTAGAGCGTTAGAAAATAAAATTGTTTTGAAAGCTCATGAACTGAAGTTGCAAGTTTTTGTAATTTATGCATTTGCACCACTTGAAATAATTAAAGAAAGATGTATCAAAGAAAAAGAAGACCTTCTCCAATTAGATCAGGTAGAAAAGTGTCAAAAACTATATTCAGAAATCATGTCTAAAACAATGTTAATGAAAATTAATTATAATTCTTCAACACAACTGCCTAAACATATCTCACAATTAATTGGTCAATTATCTCAGTAGGAAAATAAACATGAAAGTTTGGCAAGATATACTTAAAACAGTTCTTGAGAATGGTGAGAAGAGAAATGATAGGACTGGCTGTGGAACATTGGCTTTATTTAATAAAGTTATCGAATTTGATAATGAATTTTCCTTCCCCGCAGTTACAACGAAAAAATTGGCGTTTAAATCAATGGCTAGTGAATTAGCTTGCTTTATTCATGGTAAATCAAAACTATCTGATTTTCATAAATTCAATTGTAAGATATGGGATGCTAATGGAAATGCGGATTATTGGTTAAAGAATACAAACAATATTGATCCAGGTAATTATTTGGGTCGCATCTATGGTGTCAACTGGCGTGGTTGGAAAAGTGTTAATACTACAAAAGAAACATTAGAGATTAAAGAAACAGATCAATTACATGATCTGGTTCAAGCTATTAAAAAAGAGCCACACAGCAGAAGACATGTGGTCCTAGCTTTTAATCCAGGAGAACTTGATCAAACGGTGCTCCCGGCCTGTCATTTAGGTTTTCAAGTTTTCGTAAGAGGATCGACTCATATAGATATAGCTGTTCAAATGAGATCTGTTGATTTGTTTCTTGGTTTACCTTTTGATGTTGCGAGTTACGCTCTTCTCCAAAGACTAATAGCTAAGGAAGTTGGTTTGACTTCTGGTAAGCTTTATTTCAATTTAGGCGACACTCATATCTATTTGAATCATATTGAGCAAGTCAAAACTATTTTGACTAGAACTCCTCACACACCGCCACAACTCAAGTTATCAGATGATGCTTCTTTGTTTGATTTTCATCCTTCACAAGCGGAATTAGTTAGTTATGAATCATATGGAATACTTGCAGCTCCCATGAGTGTCTAAAGTATAATAGGGCATGATCACATACGCTAATCTAAATACTAAATCACATTATTCAGCAGGTCTAGCAGTTGGCACAACAACTGAAATTATAAAAAAGGCTATGGAGAAAAAACTTCATGGCCTTGCTTTAACAGATCGCAACACAGCGTCTGGCTTAATTGATTTTTATAATAAAGCAAAAGAATTAAAATTCAAAGCATCTCTTGGTATTGAGATTTTTTATTATGATAATGCAAACAAACTTCAAAAAATCGTTCTATTAGCTATTAACCAGGAAGGTTATTTTAATCTATGTCATTTAGTAACTAATTCATGGAATAATGTTCATTTATTTAATATGCCATGTGTTTCTTTATACGATTTAAATGAATATTCGCAATATTTATATTGTTTATCGAGTTCATTTGCACAAAGAAAAGATTTAAAGTCTATCTATAAAGACAAACTAATTTTTCAAATATTCTTAGACTATCAAAATAATGAAAATAATTTTAATATCTTAAAATCCTCAGAAAAATATATTATTTCATGTGATGCTTTTATTCCTGATTGGGATTTTAAAGAGCTTCAAGATGTAATGTTAAGCAATAGTAAATCTGCTACTGATGCAGATAAAGCTATTAGCGCTAAGCCAATCTTATCAGCTGTTGAAATAATGCAATATTGGAAAACCAATATGAATTATATGACAATAGAACAATTGGCACAAGCTTTTCAATTATCTGTTTCAATTCTAGATGAATGCTCAAAGATTGAATTAAAGTTTAGAGATCAGGTTGTAAATTATCCTCACCTTCTTCATCCATTAAATCATGACGGTTGTTCAAAAGAAGAGTTGGTTTATAGAATAGCTAAAGATTATGGAAGATTTCCTATTGATAATTCAATATATAAAGACAGATTTGAATATGAGATGGATGCTATCACCAATAACGGAAGAGTAAATCTAATAGATTATTTCTTAGTGCTTGAAGATTTGTGCAGATGGTGTAGAGAGAATGGTATTACTGTTGGTCCAGGCAGGGGTTCTGGAGCTGGAGCTCTTGTTAACTATTGTCTGAAGATTACTCACTTGGATCCTATTGTTTATAATCTTTTATTTGAAAGATTCATATCTAAAGGAAGGATAATCAATGGAAATATGCCCGATGTCGACCTAGATTTTTCCGAGCAAGAACCAGTTAGAGAATATTTAATAGAAAAATATGGATCTGATCGAGTTTATAGAATAGGAACGTTTCAAACATTAAAAACATTAGGCTCTATTAAAGATATTTGTAAATCAATGCAAGATAAATATCCAGAATTAGATTTTGTTACTGTTAATAACGTTACAAAAACTTTTGGAGATAAAGACATAGAAGAATCAGAAGCTGAATTTTTTGAAAGAGTGTTAGAAGAAAATGAAGTTGCGCAAACCTTCTTCCAAAAATATCCAGATGTATTAAGCAAGGTTGAAAGGCTTGTTGGATATAATAGACAAGCGGGTATTCATCCCTGCTTTAATGGTAATATGAAAATATTAACAGATATCGGATATAAAACTTTTTATGAATTAGAAAATAAAAGCGCTATGATTTTAACGCCATCCGGTTGGAGAAATGCTGTATTTTTTAAAAATGGTATAAAACAAACGTATAAACATATTATCGCAAGATCACATTTATCAACGAGAGGATACATAGAAATTATATGTACAAAAGATCATATATTTAAATCAGACAATGATAGTGATTCAGAATTATATAAAAAGAAGATCTTGAGTAATCATAATTGTAATGAGTTAAGTTTAAATCATTTTTTATTAGGTTGGATATGGAATGATGGTTATTTTAATAAAAATGCAAATAGATTTATTGCATGCATCACCCCAGAGAAGGATAAGGAATTTTTTAAAATTTTTCCTGAGGATAATTTTCAATTAAAGCAAAAAAAATATGCATATACTTTTAAACATGAATTTAATCAAATTTTTGATAACCTTGGATATGATTATAATAAAACCACAACTAAGCAGTTTCCAATACAATGGAACACTTGGACAATTATAGAAAAATTTTCATGGCTTAAGGGAATGTTTTCAGCAAATGGATTTATCGTAAGAAAAAAATTTGGCATTAAATTAACATCTAGAAAATTAATTATTGATATGATTACGGCATTGAATGAATTAGGCATTACGACAACAACAAATTTTAATGATCAGCCATCAATCGAGTGGAAATCAAAGGCTGCAAGTTATTTTTATTTAACACAGCATGGTAATAACACTTTTATTAAAGCTATAGGCTTTGTACAAGATTATAAGAATAATAATATTTTGAAAGATAACAGATATATTGCGCAAAAAATAATTAAACACAACATAGAGCCTGTTTTTGATTTTACCGTTATTGATGGAGATCCATATGGCTTGGTTGAGGGATTTTGGGCACACAATTGTGGACTCGCATTGTGTCAAGATAATGTAGAAGACTTTGCTCCACTGAGATCATATAAGGGCACAAAAGTTTTAGATATTAATGCTGGAGCATGTGAACAATCGGGAATTTTAAAATATGATATCTTAGGATTAAGAACTTTAAAATATATTCAAGCCACATGTGATCTCGTTGGCATTAAAGATATTTACTCTATACCGTTGGATGATAGACTAACCCACAATAAGTTTGCTGAGGGAGATACTAATGGAGTGTTTCAGTTTAATTCTGATGTAGCTATTGGAATCTTAACAATGATACCAAAGAATAAAATGTCTTTGGATGTTGAATCATTAACAACATCATGTGGACGTCCAGGACCAATGCGAAATGGACAGCATATTGAATTTGCAAAAAGAGTGAGTGGTGATAGATTAGCAACAGCTCCGCACCCAGCACTTGAAGAAGAATTAAAATCAACATTCGGAATTATGATTTATCAAGAAAATGTTATGAAGACATCACAAATACTTGGTGGATTTTCTTTAGCCGAAGCAGATGATATTAGACGCGCAATGGGTAAAAAGAAAGCATCTGTGCTTGCTCCATATAAAAGTAGATTCATTGACAATTGTCAACTTAAATTTCCTGAAACTAAAGATAAATATTTAGATGAAAAAAATCCAAGCTCAACTATATCTAAAGCAGAATACATTTGGAACTTAATGGCTACATTTTCCGGGTATGGTTTTTGCAAGGCCCACAGCGTTGCATATACTCTTATTGGTTATCAATGTCAATATTTAAAGACTCATCATCATCTTGAATGGTGGACAGCTTGCTTAATGCATGCTAAGTCAGATAAGATTCAATCTTATTATCAAGATGCTATGCAGTATTGTATCGATCCAGATATTAATAAATCACAAGAAAACTATAAAATTATTGATGGCAAAATTCAAATGCCACTAACCTCTATTAAGGGATTAGGGCCAAAAGCTTCACAAGACATTTATTACTTGAGACCATTCACTTCAATGCAAGATTGTTTAACTAGAGTCAACAAAAGAGCTGTTAATAAAAAAGTTGCTCTCCAATTGATTTATGCAGGTTGTTTTGACTCACTTCATCCAGAAGGAAAACAACATCTAGTTAATGAATACTTTAGATTTCGTGGTGAAAAAGCACCAGAAGAATTAAAAACCCTAACAAGAAATCAATTAACAGACTTTAGAATTAAAGCTTTGTCTTATTTGCAGAGAGATTTATATGAAATCTTTGCAGATATATTTTCAGAACCATTAACGCAATATGAAAATATAGTTATGACCAATGAGCCAATCCATATACTTGGAAAAGTAGATTCACTAAAGAAAAAGAAAACAAAGAATGGTAATGATTTTGGCGACTTAATGATTTCAAATAATGGCGAAGTATTAAAGATAAGAATGTGGGAAGACGAATTGAAATGTTACAAAGAGAACTTAAAAGAAAAGAATGAACTAAGACTAAAATGTAAAGTGTCAGAGTACAATAACCAAGTACAGCTTACATTAATTAGTTGTAAAATATTGGGAGTTTAAATGCAAACTGAAGAACAAATTAAAGAACAGATGAAAGAATACGGAGTTGAATTAGTAATCAATCCTGGTCCACTATATAATATTGGAGATGATACAATTCATATTGAGTGTGATCTTGATATTAATCTTGGATTAGATTGGATTAATAATTGCGTTCTAACAAAAATAACTAAGCGTAATACAAAAATGTTTTGTACTTTTGAGCAAAAACCAGAAACATTAACAATTAAGTTTGCGACTATTCTTCCAAAGAGTTTTAAAGAAACCTATAAACCAGTTTATGGAAAACAAGTTTGTACTACTTTTCCAGACTTATGCTGGTTATATTCAGAAGGAACCACAACTCAAACACTAACAGAAGTAGAAACCAAGCCTAGAGACAATGTTCCGACTGGAGATTTACTTTGGCTGTTATCTTCTCGATTTGCAGATGATTTAATTGAAATGATCCACACTATTAACCCAGAATTTATGTCAGGCCTAATGCGCGATGCCGTGTGTTATGGACCATATTATAATTTTTAGACTCTAGTCGAGTCATATTTTTAAGGAGTATCTATGTCTAATGAGTATTTTGGTTTTGATGACAACATGTTTTCTTCTACACAGAGGATTAAATTCACATCTTTTAAAAATGGTGAACACCGTTTTAGAGTGCTTCCGCCGTTTGCACAAGGTAAACTTTACCATCAAGTTGATCTTCACTGGGGATTTACTGATGAAAATAATAAAAAGAAAGCTTTAAAATGTACTAAATATGAATTTAAGACTTGTGCTATCTGTGATGAAGCTGATAAAGCAAAAGCAGACGCCGATATGATTTCTAAGAATCCACAAGGATTTGCTTCTTCAGAAGAACTTAAAATGGCCTTTGATGAAAAAATGAAAAGATATAGTGACTTGAAAAAGAAAGCATCTTATCTATGGAATATCATGGCTGATGATGGAGTTCCTACAGTTCTTCAATTATCATGGAATGGTCATGAACAATTATTCAATAAGGTTAGATTTCTTTGGGAACAAAGTAAAATCAATGTTTCTGATGCTAACAACAGCACTCAATTGTGGTGTTCAAGAACTGGCCAAGGCGTAATGACTCGTTATCAATTTGAAACAATTGCTAACTCAGGTAGAAAACTAGAAAACATTGGACAGTTAGTTGATCTCACAAAAGTATATAAAGAAACAACTCCATCTGAATTGAAGTTGATTGTAGATCGTGGTTATGTTCCTCAAACTTTGGAAGATCCAAATGATAGAAATTTCAAAGCTGCTCCGGCAAACAGTATGAAAGACATTCCAGCTTACCAAGCGCCAGCGGCTCAGGCTCAACCAGTAGTTCAAACTCAACCACAAGAAGTTGCTGCACCAACCTATCAAGCACAATTTGATCAGGCAACTACACCACAACAGAATCCTTCTCCAGTTGTTGCTCAAGTAGTTCTTCCTGTAGCTCCTGTTAATAATATTAATATTGAAGATGATATTGCTAAGATGCAAAATCTATTAGGACAAAGGTAGAAAATGTTTTCTGTTAGATATAAAGATTCTGCTGAATTTCAAAACGCACATGAGAAAAAGTTTGAATCTATATTGTCAGCAACAACTAAACTAAAGTCATCAAGCCAGATTTCGGAGTCTGGCTTTGCTTTGGTTGAAACAGAAAGACTTACGTATGAATTTTTAAATCTATCGGCAGTTTGTTCTGATCTTCTGTTTGGATTATCTGCTAGTGTCTTAGATGCTAAAGCTAAAATGAAACAAATTGAGGGTATGTTCTTTAGAGATTTAACTGTTAAGACTTCCGCTATTGATAAAGCAAAGCTTGTTCATTGTTTACCACAATATATAGAAGCAGACAAGAATTATAATGATTTAACAGATTTGGCAGATTACATCTTAATGAAAAAGAAAGATTTTGATTCTGCACATTATCACTATCGTGAATTAAATAATAAAAAATAAGGAAATTATATGACTGAAGAAACCACCACTCCTCCAATTAAGAAAAATCTATTTGGAAATCTTCTTAAGATTGAAGGATTTTATAAAGCATCTACAATAGTAGATGAGTTAAATGCCATCATCCCACAACGCAACACTCTTTATTCAACATCTCCATCTTTATCCTGGTTATCTGGTGGATTCATTCCTGGAATGATGTCTCTTTGGTATGGTCCAAAATCTTCTGGCAAGACAATGCTGACACTTGATTTAATTAAGAATGCCCTTAACCAAGAACCAGATGGCATTGTTGTTTATGTCGATGCTGAAATGTCTTTTGAAAAAGAGCCAACAATTAAATGGATGATAGCTAATGGAGTCGATGTTAGTAGGGTTATGCTCTTAAGAGAAATATGTATTAAAGAAATTTTTGATGTAAAAATTTTAAAAGATATTCAACTATCTATTAAAAATGATGGCACTAAAGTAATAGCCATTGTCTTAGATTCTGTTCAAGCAACATCTATGCATAATTTACCCAACACTGATAAACAAATTCTTAATGCAGATTATGCAAAGCAAGATTTTGGTGCACGGGCAAATTATTTATCTAGAATTTTTCCACAACTTAGGGCATTTTGCAGAAATTACAATGTGCATTTCTTTTTTATTGGTCAAGCACGATCAGGTGGAAAAGATTTTTACGGAAATGAAATTATCATAACTACGGGTGGCGAAGCCCTCCAGCATGAAATCCAATATAAATTTTTGATAACTCCAGATGGAGAGCCGATTTTTCATGAAACTGACAAAGATGCCGACGGAAAATTTATAAAAGTAGGACACCAAATAAAAATTGTGTGCTTAAAAAACAAGGTCTCGGAAGGCCAAGATAAAGTCGGGTGGGTTAAAATAAAATATATGCAAGGCATTGTTGATACTGAGAGTGAACTAGTTGATATCTGCACTAAGCTAAATATAGTTAATACCGCTGGAGCATGGTTATCGTATTCCGATAAAAAATGGAATGGCGCAGCTAAGATGGCAGAGTATTTAAAAGAAGATCAACTAATGTATCGTGAGCTTTATAATAAAATGCTATTTAGAATGGGTTAATTATGAAAAAGTTATTTATATGGATTTCAGATGTTCACCTTTCAATTAAAAATCTAACAGTATCAATCCAAGTATTAAGAGAATCTTTAGAATTAGCGAGGAACAGAAATGTTCCTCTTGTTATATCTGGAGACTTAAATGATGGAAAAGCAATCATGCGATCTGAATGGGTATCTGCTTTAATTAATTTGTTTGATGAGTTCGTTGATGTTAAGATTTACGTCTTAACCGGAAATCACGACATGGATAATAAAAATTCTAATACTCATTCATTAGAATTTCTCAAACCAATTAGAAATGTTGTTATCATAGATAAACCATCAGTTCATTATGTTTCAGGACATCCATTCTTTTGTATTCCTTATTGCATAAACACTGATGCTTTCAAAGATGCTCTTAATCAAGCACGGGCTAATGGAATTACAAAGGTTATCGCCCATCAAGGTGTGCTCGGCGCGTCAATTGGCGACTATTTAGTTGATGAATCTTCTGTTAGTCCAGAAGAGTTTGCAGACTTTGATATTGTTTTACTTGGTCACTACCATAAATTTCAAAGAAATCTAAATTATATTTACTGCGGCTCGCCATTCACAACAAATTTTTCAGAAGCTGATCAGATAAAGTTTATCCATGAAGTTGATATGGATGAGCCAACCGGTATTTTGCTTCTTGCTCATCATGAAACTAATGTCAGAAGACATGTTAAATATTTAATTGAATCAGATGAAGACTTGTCAAAGATTAAGAATATTCCATGTTCACTTGCACAAGTTGTTATTAAAGGTGATAAAGCATTTATCAAAAAATATAGCGATATAACTTTGATGAAACAATTATCTGGAGCAGAATCTATTTCTATCATACCAGAAATTAATCGTCAGTCAGAACATAGAATTTCTGCAGAGATTCTTCACTCCCCACTAAAAGTTATTAATCACTATTTAGACGATGCTAAAACTATTTTAGATAAAGAAAAATTAAAAGATTATCTCTTTAACGCTGCTCAAGATTTATTAACCAGTTTTTCTTCCAACACATCTAAAAGTTTTAATATCACAAGAGCAACTGCTAAGAACTTTCTTTCTTTCCAAGAGTTAGATTTTACTTATTCTGCTATGGGATTAACTTTAGTAGAGGGCTTTGATGAAGATAAAATGATAAATACCGGCGCTGGAAAATCAAGTTTCTTTGATGTAATAGTTTATGGATTGTTTGGACAGACTTCAAAAGATATTAAAGCTGATGAAGTTATTAACAGAATTGCAAAGAAAGATTGTGAGATTGCTATTTATTTATCTGCTAATGATGGTGATTATATTCTATATAGATATAGAAAACATTCTAAGTTTGATAATGATTTGTTATTAGTTTTGCCAGATGGAAAAGAATTAAGAGGAAAAGACAATAGAGAAACTCAAAAACTAATTGAACAAGAACTAGGTTGTAGTTGTGATTTATTTTTGAAGTCTTCTTACTTCACACAATTTGGTGCGATTGACAGATTTCTTTCAGCTTCTGATACTGAAAAGAAGAAACTCATTTCTGACATCACTGATCTATCTATCTATGATAACATACTAGAAAAGGTTAAAAGTGCTTTAAGATTGAATCTGGATGTCCTGAATGGCCAAGAAAAGGAACTTCTCAAGGTCCAGTCTTCTTATGATACAACTCATCATCATCTGGCACAAGATAAGGTTAACAAAGATCAATGGGAAAGTTCTCACAATATTAAGATAAACAATCTTAAGGTTAGTCTGAATAATTGGAATAATGATCGAGATGCCGAATTATTTAATGCGCGCAATCAAGAATTAGAATATGAAGTTCAAAGACAAAAGAATATTGACTGGGCCTTAAAACTTTCTCAGGACTTTGATATAAAAATTGGACAAGAAGTTTTAGTTTTAGAAAAAGAACTAGAAACTTTTGAACAAAGTAAAGCTTTAGCAATTCTAGCAATTGAAGAAAAGATTACACAAAATCATAATCACAGTTTAGAACTTAAGAAGCAGATTGATCAATTAGAGCTTCAAAGAGGTTCAGAACAATTGTTGGCCGACTTATCAGAAGTTAATAAAAAATTAGATATGATTGAACAGCTTCAAGCTAAAGCAATGAAGATAGAGCATTCTGATATTGCTTTGATTGATTCTCAAATAAGAACTTTGCAAGGCAAAATAAAATTAGAAGAAGAAAAATTATCTGTTAATGCAAATAGCACTTGCCAAAGCTGTCATCAAGAAATTTCTCCATTCGCTATTAAAAATGTTATCTTTGATATGAATACTGATATTCAAGTTCTAGAGAAGCAAAGACTTCCTTTAGTTGAAAGTTTAAAAGATATCAGGGCAATGACAGAAAAGAAAGGAATAACTCTTGCGGCTAAAGAAACTATTCAAGATGCAATTGCTAAGTCAAGAGCTGTTGATGATGTGATCAGATCAAAGTCTAATGAAATGACGTCTCTTCATAATGCACACAAAAATCTTGTTGCACAAAAAGAAGAGAAAGAACTTCAAAAGTCTAATGCACCATATCAAATTACTATTGTTAGACAAAAAGTAAACCCTTCTTCCAAAGAGATTGAAACCCTTAAGACAGCTTTAAATCCATTCACACAGCAGATGGTTACTCTCCATAATCAGATAAATCCTTTTATAAATTCTATTAAGATTGAAGAGGAAACTATTAATCCTTTTATTAATTCTGTTAAGGAAAAGGAAAGCGATTTAGCTATTCAACAAACTAAAGTTGATGCAGCTCAATCTGATGTGAATAAAACTAGTCTAGACATTACATATGGCGAATGGTGGAAACAAGCCCTGCACGTCTATATCAAGTCCTATTTAATGGATTCATGTCTTGACCAGATTAATGATTACACTAATGAATATCTGCAAACTCTTTTTGATGGCGTGCTTCAATTTAATATTACAGCTACAACAGAAGCTGGAAAAGATACTAAAGAGAAGATTGATATCTCTATTATAAATAATGGCGATGAATGTTCTTATCAGTCTTTATCAGGTGGAGAGCGTTGTCGGATTTGCTTAGCAGTAAATTTAGCACTGTCTCAGATAATATCTAAGACCAATGGTAAAAACTTTGGAATGATCTTCTTAGATGAAATCCTTAACGGATTAGATGAAGTTGGTAAAGCACAGTCAATGAAGTTATTAAAAGAGTTAGAAGAAAGATTTCAGTCAGTCTTCATAATCGATCATGCGGAGGGCTTCCAATCATTATTCACTAACTCTATTATGATCAAGAAGAGGAACAAAGTATCATATATTGTATAAACAGTAAGAAAGATCTTACTAATTCTTATAAGGAGATTACTATGGAAAAGGCGTATGATTTAAAAGCTCTAGGGGAAAAAATTGTTGCTGGCGGATTGCCTGCACTAAAAGAAGTTGGAGAAGCTGAAGCTCTACATATCTATAAATCATTAAAAGAATGGTTAAAAGAATCTGCAGTTATCTCACCAACTCCGGTTGATAATGTTGTTATGTCTTTCATTGACAATCTTGATAGTCTTGCTCTTCCGGCAATTGACAAGATCGATGGACAAAAAGATCTTTAATGAAAATCAATTGGATATCTATTAGAAATTCAATTATAAAGTATCTTAAGGGCGAGTCGGTGAAACTTGCCTTTAAGACTTTGTTTAAGTCCGCTGCTTTCGGCGGCATTCGTTTATGGTTAGTCAAAACAATTGTTAATGAATTTTATGATGAAATCGGTGAACCAATTATTAAAGCAGCTTTTGTGCAAGCGGGCTATGAGTATAATAAGATTGAAGGAAATATTCTTGTTAAACGATTAGAGGAAGCTAAACATGAAAATAATCAAACTGCTTATGATAATGCTACTGACGATATTTTTAAATAGTTGTAAGACTAAAATCATATGCGCTCAAATAAAATCTGCAGAAATTAAACCATTAAAACTTTGTGATATATCTTTTCAGTTTAAAAGATGCAGATGCAGATGTTTTGATATCAATAAATGGAACACTCTTCCGATAAAACAATGCACAGAGCTTGCTGCTTATGCTGATGAGAATCCACAAAGCTTTACTCCTGAAAATATTGATCAATCGTTAGATAAAATATCTCAATCAGAATCGGTCAACCTTCCAATAGAATCATGCGATGCAATAGGCGGCTTTACATTAAATGATATGGCCAAAGAAATAATGCCTAATATTAAAAAACTTAATGCTATTAAAGAAGATTATTGCCAATGAGAGTTCTAGCATTCGACTTATCTACTAAAACTGGTTGGGCATTATTCGATAATGAAAAGTTAATTTGTTATGGCCAATTGAAATCAGCAGTTGTTGGAGATGAGACTTCTTCAAACTATCCACAAAATTATATTGATATGGCAAATAAGATGGGGCAAGATGTTCGCAAGAATATTGAATCAGCTAAACCAGATTATATTGTCACTGAAGAAACTAATAAAGGAAAGAATAGATATTCACAAAAGCAATTGGAGTTTATTCATTTTGCTGTTAATACTCTATCGGATTTTAAAATTCATTATATGGATACTTCTGAATGGAGAAGTCTATTAGGAATTACTTTAGACAAAGAACAACGAAAAGATAATCGCACAATCAATGGAGCTCGTGCTGAAGAATTTAGCAAAGCATATAATGCTTGTGCTGCTCAAGATTATTTAACTCTTCAGGTGGAGCTCTCAAGATGTACAGGAAAGCGTGATCAGAATAAGGTTAAGAAAACATTTCATAACAAAGCAACCGTTGCAGCAAAGAAGATGATGAAGAGCTATAGATATAAAGAAGAAGGCAAAGTTGTTGGAAAGATAACCTGCAAAACTCTTTCTGTTAATTATGTTAACAAACGATTCTCTCTCCAACTAAAAATGAAAGATAACGATGTGGCTGATTCAATATGTATTGGTCAAGCATTTATTGATAAGATGAAAGTATAATTTACACAGGAGAATATAATGGAAAATGAAAAGCCAAAGAAAGTACAAAAGATGTTTGATAGTTTAGCTCTTGTCTTATCCAACCAATTAGCATCTATTCAGAGTAATAATAAAATCTGGCAAGATAAAGTTAATGATGATCTTGAAAAGTTTAAAAAGAAATATAATGAAATGCATGGACTTCTGTTAAGAAAGTTCTTAGTAGAATTGGAATCACGCGTTAGACTAGCAGAAATCAATTCTATTAGCTTAGTTAAATTATATGTCCACAAGTTTTATGAGTTAGAAAAAAGATTAGATCCCACTTTTAGTATGAGTTTCGAAGAATATTATCAAAGACTGTCTCATGATATTACAACTGTAAGCGCGCAAGTAACTAAAGAAATGGAGAAAGAAGATGAGATGGCCATGGCAAAAACAACCGAAGATAGTGGAACAGAGGCAATCAAAGAATAAAACATCTGTAACAGATGAAGAATGTAAAAAAGTTGGTAAGTTGATTGATGCAGTTATATATCCACAAATTAAGAAACAAATTGAAATTCTCAATAAACATTTAGAGAAAGACGGTATACAGGCAGGAGTTGAGATTACTTGGATATTTGATCGATTAGAATAATTATTACATTTTATTTTGTCTCGCAGTATAATTTATTATAAGTTTATTAATGGAGACAATATGCAATCACAAACACTTTCATTTTCTAAAATTGAAAAATCAATTAGCAGAATTGATAATGATCTAAACTCTTTATTAGAGAAGGTTACTTTTAAATTTGCCACTCATAATCAATCCGCTATCAAAGGCAAAATGATTGTGACAATCTTTTATGATGAAAAGCCTGGCAAAGTAAGAGCTAAAGCTTTTAAAGACCAGTCGCATAAAAATCTTGATCAGGTTGTTAATCATTTTATTTCTGATAAGAAAGTACAATTCGTTACACAAACTTTTATTGGTTCTAGCATCTACACGATTGTTTATTATGTAGCTGGAAAGAATGAAGATCAATCAACAGACCCAACTTAATCATCATTAGGATAATCAATGAGCAGAAATAAAACAAGGACTGTTTTATCTTCATTATCTAATGAGGAAAGAGATAGGCAGGGATTAGAAACAGAAAGGTTAATTAAGAATGAGATGTCTTATATAGTTAATCACTACATCTATCGCTATCAACATGCCGCAGCAAATACTTTAGGTTGGGACAAAGACGATCTTCTCCAATATATCAGAATGGTTCTTTACACTGGCGTTGTTACTTTCTCAATAGAGAAGAAAGTTAAAATGACTTCATATCTTTCTTCTATTCTTTATTATCAGATGGGAAATCTTTCTATTAAGATTCAAAATAAGAAGAATACTAATTCAAAATTAGTTATGGTTGAAACTATTTATGAATCAGAAGACATGATTGATTATACATCTTCTGAAGATTGGTTAGTCTATGCTAGAAAATTTGAGAATATTGTTAGCAAGTTAAGCAATACAGAACAAAAACTTCTAGTCTATCATTTAGTTTATGGTCATTCTATGAGAGAGTTGGAAGAAAAGATTGGTGCACCTAAAATTGAAATAGTAAAAGCTTTAAAAACGTTGAAACATAAAATAGAGGACCTAAGATGAAGAATCAAATTTATCTTTATAAAGATGATAACAAAGCGATCGTTCTTTCCAAGGATCATTATCATGGAGTTGTTGTTCAAGTTGTCAGATTTATTGACCAGTTACAACCAGGACCTAATGGAGAATTGTACAATGTTAAAACCAATTCTGTTGTGTTTCAGGTATTAGTTCCGATAACAGAATTATTTAGAAATCAAACAGCAGAAGCCATTAAGAAATGTGAAGTGTATTTGCAAGACATGACAGCAAAAGATAATGAGATTGATGGTCTACTTAATGATTATTATAGTGCTCATAAGGATTTAAATGAACCAGGACAACAATGAAATCTTAATAGATGTTGGTGAGCTTGATGAGGTATCTGACATACTTATTAAGAAAGAAGAAGAATCGTTATCTGAACGACTTAAACAAGATCCATTTTTTCATAAGATGGTGAAAGAAATGTTAGTAGACTATGTGGCAAATAGTTTATCTCATCATTTATTATCAGAAAAATATCACATATCAGTTTACTTGGTTAAAAAAATTGCTACACGATTTAAGTTTGAAAGTCGCAAAAAAGAATATGACAAGAAACTTCTTGACACTGTTTTAAGCAAAGCACAAAAACAGCAGACAGCAATCATTGCAAAAATTACAATGGCTATTAATAATCAAGTTAATAGATTAATTAAAATGCAAGAAGATAATCCAGACTTCCTTATTTCAAGTAGTCATATGAAAGATTTGATTGCATCATTAACTATCTTTAGTAAAGAATATAGATTAGATAATGATCAATTAACAGATTCTGTTGGATTTACTGTTAAGGTTGAATATCCCACAAACGTTCCAATCATTACAAATAACAATCAGCGACCAAAAGATATTGAAACAGAAGCTGAAGAGGTAAAAGAAATAGTTGCTGAAGAACAAAAGAAAGAATCAATTCAATTAAATGAAGCAGAACCTTCTGTTAGTAATTCATCTTTCTTTGGATCAATACTAGAATGAAGCAAGCAGTATTCAAAATCAATTATCAAAATCATGAAGGTCAAGAAGAAGTTCTTAAAGGCATCATGGCATCAGAAGCTGACGTAATTACGATTGACTGTTCTCGTGGTTGGGGTAAAACTTTATTCGCTGTCTGTGCCTTGGCCATTCCTCCAACTGTAAATATTCCACACTTTCAACTTTGTTGGATTGCACCAAACTATAAGATCGCAAAGTCTCCGATAGATGATGTGCTATTCGGTATTAACGAAGATACTGGTGAAAGATTTGTTAACGACATTTGTCCAGTCACTGGATTTAAGTTCTTTGAATATAAAAGAGGAGATAATGAAGTTCACTGGTGGAATAGTGCTAAGTGGTTTCTAAGGTCAGCAGATGCCCCAGATTCAATTGTATCGAAAGGATACAATATGATTATCATAGATGAGGCCGCACTGATTCAGAAAGACGTATGGCAAAAACAAATACTTCCTATTGCTCGTAAGAAGAATTGTAAGATTGTTCTAATCTCAACACCACGTGGTAGAAATTGGTTCTATCAATTATATTTAGATGGTCTAGACAAAGCTAAGAAACGATATTTCTCTGCTCAACAACCTTGGTGGAAGCGTCCAAACTATCCACAACTTCTTATTGATCTAATGAAAGATCTTCCTAAACATATTAGAGAGCAAGAGTTCGAAGCTAAGTTTTTAGATGCTGGTGGTGGTATCTTTGGAAACTTTGCTAGCATATTTTGGGGAGAAGAAATTCAATATGAATCTGATCATCAAGAGTGGTATCATAAAGACTGGAAGAAGATCGCCTTTTCCAAAGAGACTGTGCTTGGTGTAGACTTTGCAAAGAGTTTAGATTATACTGTTATGTCAATTCTAACATTAGATACTAAAGAACTTATCTATTACTATCGGATTAATAAACAAGATTATAAAAAGATATTAGAAAAAATTAATACTATTGGTGTTAGATTTAATTATCCTGATTTAATTTATGATGCGACTGGTGTTGGTTCTGGTCTTGGTGACTTCATCGGAACAACTTTAAATGTTCACCCATTTGTTTTTACCAATGAAACTAAAAATGAATTAGTTCATAATTTAGTTATTGCTTTTGAATATGCTCAGATAAAAATTCCTAACATCTTAACAGTCAGAAATGAATTTGAAATCTTTGAGATGGGATTAACTAAGACTGGGAAGATTTCTTATAATGCTCCTGATGGAAAGCATGATGACTGTATTATGTCGATTGGTCTCTGCAATTGGTTCATCGAGAACAATTCAAGCAAGTCTGAGATAGGTGAAGTCGAAGACATTCTAAACACTTACAAAGAAGCTAAGTCTTTTCTTGATGAAATGGATGAAGATGATTTAGATGATGCATAACCTAAATACCTGATATTATTCAATAACGTAATATTTAAGTAGAAATGCTTTTACTTACTTGTCAGAACGTGATATAATGAATCATAAGCAACTTAAACAAAAGGTTATTTATGAACAGATTAACACTCATTAGAATGATAACAGATTTAGAAATGTTCCGATTAGATGTTAAAATTGAATTAACTGGCAACAATGAAAGTGATTCAATGGAATCAGCACACAAAGCAATCCAATTAAATGAAGAAATAGAAGCGCTCACAACTGTTATTAGAAATCTTAAAAAAAGAATAGGAGAATAATATGAAAGCATTATTGATTTTATCTTTAGTTCTGTTAGTTTCTTGTAATGGTGGTCCTGGAGTTGGTCCAGCCGCTTCTCCAACAACTGCACAGCCAACGGCATCTAACCCAACTAATGGAATCAATTGGAACAGTAGACTCGATAACAACGCGCAAGCAATTTCTTATGATATTGCAATTGGTTTTATGTCTTATTACTCCTCAACAAGTCATTTTGCCGATAGCGATGTTTGGACTATACCAGAATTTATTAATATTGATAATGATTCTCTAAATGCAATTCAATCTGATGATTATGTAGAGCTTCAAATAGCTGGAAGAACTCATTGCCGATATAATAAAGTAACTAATTACTTTCAATTTCAATCTTGTCAAACTGTAAATCCAGCAATCACATGGACCATGGCCGCAGGTGATTCATATTATCAATCAGACTTGAATGGAAATTCTATAGCAATGGATAAAGATAAAGTAATATTTGTTTTAAAGTCTGGTGTAATGAATCGCGTTATGAATGGCCATATTACTTTTAGTTATGATTTATAGGAAAACATATGTCAGAAAATTATTTTGAATATATTGGAAAACAACTGTCAGGAATAGTCGAAAGAAGTGGTTTAACTATGTGGCAGGTTGTCGATCACTTGGGCATGAATAGCACTCAAACTTTATCAGCAGTTCTAGCTGGAAGAACTCTTCTCCAACCACGCTATCATGAAAGATTCGCAGAATTATTTAAAGACGAAATCCCAGATAAAGAAGCATTCTATAAGAAAATAGATGATGCACATCGTAGAAGAGATGTAGAAATCTTTCAAGAAAAAAGAGTAGGAAAGAGAAAGAAAATACTTATCTTAGAGAATATACCTGAAGAAGAAAGGAAAGGCAGAGTCGGTCAAAGAAAAAGATGGTGGGAACAAAAGCAAGCTGAAGTATTATTAAACGTAGGATAACCTTTATAAGGAATTAAAATGTTTGTTAATAAAAAGATCTTAGCTGCTGACGCTGAATGTTTTCAGTCTATAATACTTATATGATTAGATTATGGCACGGAGATTGTTTAGAGAAGATGAAGGATATACCCTCTAAGAGTATAGACCTCATACTAACTGACCCACCTTACGGGACAACCGCTTGTAAGTGGGACGCTATTATACCTTTTGATCTAATGTGGTTAGAATTGAATAGAGTCATTAAAGACAATGGTGCAATCGTATTATTTGGCGGTGAACCTTTTAGTAGCCATTTACGAACGAGCAATTTAGGTATGTTTAAGTATGATTGGTACTGGAATAAGTCTAGTAACTCAGGATTTGTAAATGCTAAATTAAAGCCAATGAACACCGTTGAGACAATATCTGTTTTTAGTAAAGGTAAAACTTCAAATGGCAATAAAAACAATATGCTATATTTTCCACAAGGATTATTGCCTTACGGCAAAATAACGAAAAACGGCAATAAGCCTACAAAGGAAAATTCACCTGGCCGTACAAATAATAAATCTTCAAATGGTGGATATTTACAAGAGTTCACTAACTACCCCAAAAACTATTTAAGTTTTGATATGGTTCGGGCTGGTGCAGTTCACCCCACCCAAAAACCAGTTGCTCTACTAGAATATCTAATCAAAACATATACTTTAGAGAATGAAACCGTACTAGATTTCACTATGGGCAGTGGTAGTACAGGTATAGCTTGTATAAATACTAAACGTAAGTTTATAGGCATAGAGAAAGATGATAAGTATTTCCAAGTAGCTAAAGATAGAATAGATAGTCGAATCTTGGATCACTGTGAAGAAGTATCTAACTTCGCCCCTGCTATCTAAGCCCATAAGTCATTATAACACAAACAGTCAAATATTTGACGCTTATTGTTGAGTATTGTGTTATAAATGAATTTTTATAGGTAGTTAGATGATTAAACTATTTTGTTTAGAACAGGGAAATGGGCCAGTTTTTAACCTTTATAAGGAATTAAAATGTTTGTTAATAAAAAGATCTTAGCTGCTGACGCTGAATGTTTTCACGATGTCAGACCACCATTCACATTCGGAGCTTCTGAGTATTTAGGCAATGCTGTGACCTGCACACTAACGAATGAAGGCGAATATAAAGACTGGGTGGGTGATAATACAATCTTTGCTATGTGGAAATATGCAATCAACTTCGATATGTTATTAACATACAACGGATTAAGTTTTGATTATCCATTATGGGGTGGTTCAATTCTTGGACCAGAACATTTAGAAGCTAGAAAATTCTTTGAGAAATCTTTTAAAGGAAGAACAATAGATTTGTGTTTAGATTTCTTTGATGCTCTAGGCGTTAGAGTGGGTTTAGATTCCGTGTCTATTCCTACTCTCGGAGATGTCAAAGAAATGCAGGGAAAATTTGCGCCTCAAATGTGGAGAGAGGGTAATTGCCTGGAAACAATTACTTATTGCAGAGGTGATGTCAGAAGAACTTATGGTCTATTAGATAGAATAATCAAAGGTGAAAAACTTAAACATCAAAAGAAAGATGGAACTATCATAGAATTTACTTGCACACCAAAACTTAGATAACAATTAATAGACTCCTCCATGAGTCAAATAATCTTCCATGATAACAAATATTTACAACACGCCGATTAAAAGCAATTCTGTTAAGTAATATTAACTATGAATTTTACACTAACAGAAATTATTTTAGCTATCGGTTTATTAGTATCTTTAATCTTTTATGGTAGTCTAGTAGCTAGATATACTGTAATGAGAATGGGATATACTGAAACACTAAAACATAATAAAACTCTTTATGAACTATATTGTCAAAGTCATGCATCTGGCATGGGTTTATTAGAATCTTTAAATAACGCCTTAGCTTATCAGAAGTCCTTAGAAGAAAAGAATTATAAACTATCTATGGAAAATCTGCAATTAAAATTCAGAGATCCGCCAAAATTAATGTAAGATATACATATAATATTTTGGAGGTTTTAATCATGGAAGATTTAAAAATTGCCAATGAACTTCTGAAGTCTGAGATTATACAGCTCACACATAAGAACAAAGTTTATCAGGAAGTAGTTGAATACTATGCAAATCCGTTAAACAAATATGATCAAGGTGTAATTGCCAGGAAGGCATTTAAAAATTTAACAATTAAAAATTATAAGTATAATAGGATAAATGATTTAATGTTTAATCCTATTGCAACATATTCAGGAAGTGATGATTATGAATAAATTAATAGTAGATCAAGATTTTATTAATAACTTTTCAATTGCTAAAGTGAAAGACTACGAAGGTTGTCCAGATGCTTTAAGAATGTTAATATTGAGATTTGGTCATGGCTCTGATGTTCTTTCCAGAAGGAAAGCAGACTTTATTAAAATAGCAACAGAAGATAACAAACCGCATTGGATTATCAACTTCTTATGCAATATGTTAAAAGAAGAATATAAGATCTCATTCTATCAAGATTATCTAAAGACCTGCTTAAATGTATGTCCAGACAATAAAATGGTCCAGGATTGTCTCCAGGACATCCAGGAAGTCAAAAATCTAGGCACTTCTGGCTTATTTGATTACATTCAGAACCTAGAAGATCTTATTAAACAAAAAGAGTTTGAACTAAGCAGTGCACAATCTTTTGATGATGGGATTCAAACTAACTATGAAAAGTCTGTTTGTCAAAGTATTTTGATAGTTTTAAAAGATACTAATAAAGTTTACACTCGTTCTTTAACTGCTGCGTTGCAAAAGATAGCTGAAGCTAAATCAATTCTAGATTTAGACAACTCAAGAGATAATATCAAATTAAAAACTATTGCATTGAAGCTAATAGATTTCTCGGAAATATTTGAGGATTAAATATGAAAAGCACTAAAATGATGGATGGCGATAAAAAAAGAGTGTCACCCGTTCTCCAAGAAAAAATGAAAGCTTTAGATGAAAGAACAATCATTAAAATTAATGGGCATGAAATTCTTATGAAAGATTATATGATTGATCCTAAATATTATAATAATCTACCGTTTAAAGATACGTCCGCTGATGAAGTATTATTGGAATGCAAACACAACCTAGAAGAAAAAAGCAAGATTGCAAGGCCAATAGATTATGTGGATTATAAACAGGATACTTAATTACTTTGAAACAAAAAAGATTAAACAATCTATTCGTCGCTTAACTAAAATCACTATCTCTAATCAAGAAATTCGAGATATCGAAATCAAATCTGAATTGTTTTTATTGCCAGGAAGATACTCCTTAGTTTATAGAGATAAGTTTTCTAACACTCAAATGAAACGATTCACTATACAAGAACCAATAGACATTTCAATTAAAGACATCTTTTCTTTGAAGTAATATATGAAGAATTTCACAGGAGAATTATATGAATATTGATAATGTTAATAAATTTAATAAAGAAGCAACTAAACTATTAAAGAAGTATAAGGGTAAAGCATTCTTTGTAACAGAAGAAACTATCGAAAAAAATAAAGAGCAGATGAGAATGACTAGTGATCTAGTATTAGAAGCAACGAAAGAAGTCTTTAACATTTGCGTCAAACAAAATATTAGCGCGATAGACAGTAAACATTTTGGAAACTTTATTATTGATATGACTAAACTTTATTGGAATAATTTTGGAGCTATCACAAATGAAACACAACAAGCTGAATCACAGCCTATAGGAGAATCAAATGAACACTCAAACTGAATCAACAAATCCCGAACTAGTTCCATCAAATCTAGGCGAAGCAATACCGGCTGCACCAGAAACAAAGCCTCTTCCTCCAAAGATTGAAGACTTTGATGTTAAAGAAACTCTTGTCTTTGATTTAACAGATGCAGAACTTTTAGAGATTGGAAAGAATGTTGCCACTCTTTCTGCTGAAAAAAGATCTAAAGAAGCTTTGTTAAAAGGATATATTGCAGATCGTAAAGATGAAATCAAAGGACTTGAAGCTGATATTCGTTTCAATGTAAAACTAATTGAAGTTAGAAAGCAAGGCAAAGAAGTTGATTGCATAATGAGAAAAGATTATACTAGAGGAATTGTTCAGTTCATCTTTGCTGGAAATGTAATGAAAGAAAGAGCCCTTGAGCATCATGAAAAAGTTCGTCCTCAAGATAATACAATGTCTTCTGTTAATCAATAAGGATTGAATCATGTCTAAGTTTAAAGTCACTGCTGTAATTACTTTGTCTCTAGATATTATGGCAGATACAGAAAAGCAAGCTCTTGAGTTAGCTAAAGATCAATTTGATATTGAAGATCATCTGAATGTTTTAGATGAATCTATTAAGTTTACAAAAGCTAAAATTGATGAGAATGAAGATGAAGATGTTGTTTTTGAATCTTATGGTTCTGACGACGATGAAGATGAAGAGTATGATGATTAAATAGGTCTCGCGAGGAAGAGTAATACTTATAGCTCAGTTGGGAGAGTGGTAGTTTCTATCGGGTCGCAGGTTCGAGTCCTGTTAAGTATTGTGGGGGAGTAGTTTAAAATGCTCCCCTCTCTTTTTTTAAGGATAGTATGTTAAGTTTTAAGTTTAGTAAGAGTAGACCATTACAAATTAAAGATACTATAACGCAAGAAGTTATAGAGTTAATAGTTCCTGAAGATTATAAGAATAATAGTATGACTATTAATTTAAATATATCTCAACGTTTTCAAATAATTAGAAAGTCAGCAGATGCTGATTCAAAACCAAAGGAAGTATCCGATGAATCAAGCCATAATTGTTAGAAGTATAATCAGACAATATTCAATAGGAGATTGCTAATGAAGAAGTTAAGATTACTTTTATTAAAGTATAAAATGGGTTTCAAATGTCTGTGGTGGTTATTCAGATATAGAAAAGAAGAACTAACTACAGCTAAAGTTTATTTGTGTGCACCGTTTCAAGCACCACATCTTGGGGAAGTGTTTTATATTCTTGATCATACAAATGGTTCTTGCTTCATGACTAATCATAATAATCAGGAAGACAGAATCAAAACAGTCTTTTCTCCAACTTGTTATCTAATGCATAAGTCGAAAAAGATGTTAGTTAACTTTAAAAGAAATCAAACATTAATGTTGGCGCCTTTTTCTTTTGTTAATATGCCGGCTGGTCTTTCTTATAATAATATGAAGAAGTTTTATAAAGGTCACAACGTTCAATTCCTTTACACAACAGTGGTGAGACTATGAGAACAACCGACTGGCCTAACTTAAATAATCAAAACAAATCTCCGATCACTTCAGAGTTGATGCAAGATTATGCTGTAACCAGAAAAGAATCTAAGAAAGTTCTTAACAAGATTTATCTGTTTGCAATTTGCATAATGTATCTGGGTCTATTAGGATTGTTATTTTTTGAAGGACAAGAAAATGGTTGGTGGTAGTTTTATAGTGCAGGGAATTATTAATAACACAGAAACTTTTATGTTAGCAGATAATTGTAAGACTACTGCTATTCAAAGAGCTAAAGATAAAATTAGAGAAAAACACTTTAGAGATAGAGGTAACAAATCTTCTTTTAAAATAATTTATTATAGGAAGATTGTCTATCAAGCTTTCGTTAGTGATTATAGAAGTCGATTTACCATAGAAGTAAAATGAAAGAAACAGAACTAAGAAAAACATTAACAGCAAGTGAATGGAAGAAGTATAGAATGTGTACTCGCAAGAGGAAGTTTAGTAAAGCTAAAGCAGATATGATTATTGATGATCAAGCTAAGAAGAAAATTATTAACTACTATTATCTTTGTCCTTATTGTCAGAACTATCACATAACTTCACAGGATCGTTAATATGCAAAATAATAAACATCTCTCTATCGGAATAGTTCTTGGGGGTTATCTTGATCAGTCAAATCATTTGATGGATCGCAAAGAGCTTAACAGAAGAATATCTGGGTTACAAAAATTAGTAACGAAACTAAACCAGGATCTTTTCCAACAAAGATTTAACAACAAGCATAATCTTTCTATTGATGGAGTAATATCCAATAAGATAATGACTCAGGAACAAAAGTTAGAAACTCTTAGTGATGCAATGATGTGGTTAAAATACTATCATCATGATGTTGTAGACAGTCCTAATACAGAAATTGATAAATTTATACGGGAGAATAAATGAATCCAAATCTGTTAATAATTAATTTTCATTATTATAAATTAGATAACAAAAGAATCTATTTTATCAGGGAGTATCCATGGAAGAACCAATAGAGATAATTAAACCACCAAATGATTGGCATGCCGGTACACAGATCACAATATTCCGGAGAATGTTAATAGAAAAGAGTATGGAATATCCTAAAAAACAATTCATGTTAGATTTGTCTGAAGTTGAATACATGGATTCATGTTCTTTTAGAGTTGTATTTGATTTCTTGCCAATGTTTGGTAAAGTGATTCCGCCTAAAATAAAACATATTATCATGATGTATGATCAATGGTTAGAATCAAAGAAAGGATTAGAAAAATGAAAAAAATACCATTCTTTTACGTATCAACTTCTGTTAATTATGCTGTATTGCTAAACGATCCTAATCTTTTCATTCAAGGATTAAATTCTCATCTAGTTAAAACATTTAATGATGTTAAAGAAAACAAAACCCAGAATTATGCTTTTGGTTCTATCTTCTTAACAGAATCAGAATATAACAATTTCATAAGAGAAACTATTCATGGGAAAGTAGAAAAATTAGATCGCCTTTTCCAAGAAGATACTATACCAGAAGCAGTTATAAACAATATTCAATCAGATATCAAAAGAGTGTTTACTTTAATCCAAGGAGAGTTATGAGCAAGTGGATAGTGATAAAATCCATAGAAGAAATGAAAACTTTCTATGAAACAATCTTACCAGAATTAAGAACAATAGCTAAAGAACATGGATATGCTTTAGGTTTACATGGATCACTAACTAGAGATTTAGATCTGATAGCAGTTCCTTGGATAGAAAACTATTCTGATAAAGAAGATCTAGCCAGAGATATTCAAAAGACAGCTTGTGGTTTTACCATGTCAGAATATAACTGGGAACAAAAACCTCATTCAAGAATGGCCACTTGCTTTCCAATATGTTTTATAGATAAAGAACTTTGGAAGGATGATAGACCTTCTTTAGGACATATTGACTTATCAGTAATTGAATTTAATCACAAAAGGATAAACTAATGATCAATCTACAAGACCATATAGAAGACATATCAGACGACTTTCAATCAACTTTTACTCAAGTAGACCATGAGACATTAGCTAATATGTTAAATGGTCCAGATGAGTTCCAGGAAGTAACCAGGATCATTCAGAAGCATTATAAAGCAGATGTTACTTTTAAAAAAACAAATCAGTTAGGGAATAATAATTATAAGAATAGTTTCGATAATGATAACAGATAAAGTTATCTGATAAGAAATAAGTAGAAATAAATTTCATAACAAATGATCTGTTAAGGAAGTCACAATGCAACGAGTTATAAAATACATATTTCCGATAACAATATTAGTTAATCTAATTATTTGGTATTCAACAATTTCATTAATCTCTAGTGTTATCAAGAGCTTTGGAGATTGTGATAAGAAGTATAATGTAGAGAAGTATATTAAGTCAGATTGGTTTTGTCCAATAGAAGATATATCAACTAAAGAGTTCTTTAAGAACTTTGATAAACCACATCATAAGGGGAATAGATAAATGCAACAATCATTAGTAACAGAAGATACTCAACTAACTCCACCTAATCCATTAACTAAAGATCAAATGGTAAAGCTCTCTATGATCCAAGAGAAGATAGACTTCTTATATGATCAGAAGAAAGCAATCATTCAAGAAGTTCTGACTGGACATTATTCAGTTAGTAACTGCACCAAGATTGATGGACTAGATAAACCATGGATGAGAGTAACATTAACAGATAATCTTAATGTCTTTAAAGATCAAGATGCAGTATTCCGTATGGCAACTATTAACAGATACGAATCTAAGATTGAGTTCTTAAAGAATGAACCAAAGGCAAAAGAATGAAGATCATACTCTGTATTTATCTTATCGGAATATTGTCTGGATTATATCTAGCTAAGAAAAGAAAGGATCCTTCTTTATTCTGGTTCGCTTTCATTCCATTACTTGGAACTTACTACGCAACGAAAGTAGCAATCAACGCTTTTATTAAAGGATAATAACAATGTCAAAAGAAATGGAATATAAACTGTTCATTGAAGAATTTAAAGGTAATCCGATCTTTGCTATATGGAAGATAGATAAAGAAGGAAACAAAGTAAACCCTTCTCCAATGATATCTTTCGGTAAGAACAAAGCTAAAGAACTCTTAAAGTATTATGAAGAGCTTAAACAATTTGTTGGAGAAGAGAATGATCAAGCTTAATGATGTCTTGCTGTTAACTGATCATGGAGAGCCGACACTTGTTCTAGTAACAGATGTTGGTCGTTTCTTTAATGATGAACTCGGACTAGAAGTCTTAACAGAAGAATCTAATGGTTCTGATAAGATGTTATTATCTAAACAATGGTTCTTAGATAATGATCATTATAGAGCAATCAATCTAGGTCAGCTCTAGTGGATAGTCTCACAGCTCATGAACTAAGATTATTGGTCCACAACACTCAGTTCTTTTCTTATAAGGGAAAGAACTATAAAGTAATCAAATTAGTTAAGATCAAATCAGTAGTCACTAATGTTTGGTTCGATGGTGTTGAATACATTCCTTTATATGATATGCCTAAAGGAGAATGGTCAGGATCCTTTGTTAGACCACTATCAGATTTCCTAAACCTCTTTTCTCCAACAAATTAAATAATACATTGCACAAGGTAGCTTCTCCCTATGATATAGTGGCACTTATTAGTCAAAGTATAATCAACTAACGTTAAACAAGGAGAATACAAATGAACGCACCAACAAACGTTAGTCCTGAAACTGTTACTTGCTCAGCCTTTATTTCTTTAGCAGCTTATGATCAAAATGAGCTCGTCTTCATCCAACCAGATGAGGATGCCGATCTACTAGAAGATGAGAACGCTATCCCGGTTACTTTAACCTTTAATGTGCCTATCCACAAACTAAAGCTTAGAGCTATCACCTATGGAGAAGTTACTAAGTATCATCTTATTAATAACGAGCCGAATCATATTCTTCCTTATGAATTGTTTATGAATGTCTTAAGGTATCTAAGAACACAAGATTGTTTCACTAGTAAACTTAGCTGGAATCTATATCCTGGGCAACCGGTGTATGAGTTCATTGGTAGTGGTGAAGCTATGAAAGAACTCATAGAAGCTTATCACAGTAGAGTTAAGGTAGAACTAATCTAAATGGCTAAGTCAGGTTATTATGATTCATTGAGAGAAGTCCTGGAGTTTAAACAGATTCCAGGCTCTAATGGTTATGTGATTAATTGCTTTGGTCAAGTCTTTCATCATAAGACAAAAAGATATAAAATATATGATGGAAAGAAATGGGGAGTACATAATTATGTGGTCCTTATCATTAATGGACAACCTAAAGAGCTCTTAATCTTTAAAGTCTTATTCCAATTATTTGGTGTGACGCATCATAAAGAAGATGAAAGGTTTGATGATATCTTATTGGCTTTGAATAGAGAAAGAAAGGGCAAAGTATAATAGCTCAGTTAACAGATAAGACCGTTGGATTAGAATGTAAAAATCAACTTATAAAACAATGTCTTATCTGTTATCTTTAAAGGAAAGTAATATGTTTAGTAGTTACTGGAAATTTGGATTCAATCATTCTTATCTTCAACCCAAAGAAGTCACTACCGTATTCTTTGGAATTAAAGGGCCAATCGAAACTACTTGGAAAAGAATGTTCTCAATCAAACAATATGGATTCTATTATAAAGGAGTAACAAATGAACGAAGCTACTAAAGAAAAATTTAAATTAGGCACATATCGCTTAAATGGTTTGACAACAACTATTAGAGTGGTTGAATCAAATACTGATGGTGTTATCGGAATTATACGCGAAGGAGATGTTACTTATGTCTTTGAAAATGAATTTGAATCTCTTTATCCTGAGTGTGATTATCTAGGATTGAACTATAAAGAAGAGAAGAAGATACTTTGTCTAAAGTCTTTTGATCCTGACGAAATGCAATATATGATAACAGAAGTTCCTGAGAAAGTTATCGAAAGCTTTCTTCCAACAGACTTGGAAGCTTTTATTAATGTTGAACTTGAACTAATCTATTTAACTCAACATGAATTAGACGTTCTTAATATGAATGGAAACATGATGTGGAATGGTTGTTCTTATGCAGAAGCTAAAGCAGAAGCTATTAGTGATCTTCATGAAGAGTTAGATGCTCTTAATATTAGGATAGCGAAACTAAATGAACTTAAGAAACCAATAGAAGAAGTGGAATAATCTACATAGGAGTTATTATGATTACAGTTAAAGGCAAAGAGTTTACTAATTTAAAAGAAGCACAAGACTATGCAGCAAGTCAGATGGATGCTAGTGAAGTTAAAGAAGTAGCGGCTGATATTAAAACAACTGATGAAATGAATGGTGTTATTATTCCAGCTCAGGCAGCACCAGAATTATCTACTGAACAAACAGAAGCAATCGATCTAGCAGCACAAGTTGATTCTTTAACAGATGAAGATCCAGAGTTAGCAGAAGAATTAGATGCTGCTTTGGATGAAGATCAAACACAAGTCTTAACAGATGCTCATGATGAATCAGCAGAGGCTGGAGCTTAATGTTTGATCCAAAGATAATTATATTTTATCTTGCATTGTTCATGACTATGGTTATCAAAATCTGTTATCAGATGTTTCCCCATACACACTAACTGTAAATATCTCCTGAGATTAAAACACTTAGGAGATATTCATGTTAAAGAAACTTATCAATTGGTTATTTGGAAATAAACAAACCCTTCCTCCAATAGAATCTAAACCATTACCTAATATTCCATCATCCGTAGAAGTTCCACCAGTAGTTGTGGTCATACAAGAAGCTGCACAGCCTGCTAGTGTTCTATCTATTAAACCTTTCCTTAACTTCCCAGACATATCGCATTATGAACCTTGTGACTTTAATAAGGTTGAAGGCTTTAACGATATGATCACTAAAGCAACTGAAGGTGAGTCAATGATTGACGGAACTCTTAAGTTCAATATGAATAACTGTAAAAAGAAAGATATCAGATTCGGTGCTTATCACTTCTATAAGTGCAATATCGATCCCATCATTCAAGCCACGCATTATATCAAGGCTGTTGGATTAGATAACCTTAAAAGCTTTTACTATGAACCTATTGTTGATTATGAAACAACTAAGGGACAAACAGAAGAGAATCTAAAGAAAGCCATACCAGAATTAAAGATCTTTATTAATTATATCTATGAACAAACCGGAAGATATACTATATTCTATTCTTATGAATCACTAATCGCTTATCTAGAATTAGATTCTTACTTCACTAACTGTAAACTTTGGATTGCTAGATATGGAAAGGAACCTACTAAGTTAGCTCCTTGGAAAGAGTATTGGGCTTGGCAATATAGTGATGGTGAAATCCCTTCTCCAAAGTATAATGATTCGTTTCCTGGTATCGGTAGATGTGATAGTAATATATTTAAAAAATAAGGAGCTCTTATGATCAAGGATGATCTGAAGTTGTTACTTCAATTAAGAATCATGCAACTAAATAAAGTAAAGGATACAATAGGAGTCACTCATTCGCAATCTTATAATCGTTCGATTGCTTGGATTGATTCTATTATTGCTATTAATGAAAGACTATTAATACTTCTCTAGAACCTCATATCTGACCGTAAGAGCTCCATTAGAAATAATGCAGTGAGAGTTAAAGACTTTCCGGTCAGTCCACCAACGTCTTATAGAATATCTAGTATTATCTTAATCAAATCAATAACTTAGAAGCGCAGTGTAAAATAGATGTCTTATAGAAATATATCTTTACATTATGTTTCTTATCAGATATAAATCGCGCATGCAACAATTATCTATCGAAAGAATAACTAAATTTAATTTATTTAAAACAAATGATATTAGGAAAGACTTATCAACTCACTTGCCATATGTGTGCATTAATCATTGGAAGTATGAAATGGTTA